AACCTGCAGCAGTGCCATCCTTGGCTTTGATGTTTGTCACTTCGATATTGGTCGTGTCTACTGTGGTAGCATTCACAGTGGTGAATGTGCCAGCAGCAGGTGTAGTGCCACCAATGGTCGTACCATCAATATTACCAGCGTCAATGTCTACAGTATCCAGATTGGCTGTACCGTCTACATACAAGTCTTTCCATTGCAGAGATACACTGCCAAGGTCATAGGTGTTATTCGTCTTAGGACGAAGCTCTGTCGCAGTTGACACATATTCCTGTGCAGGGCCAGTAACCTCAATAGGTGCGCCCTCACCAGTTGTGCCATCATGTGTGTGTCCAGTAGCTGCATCAAATGCTGACTGAACTGCGTCAAACTCGCCGTCCAGATCGGAAGCATTGATTACGTTACCATCTGCAATGTTGTTGACGGTATCGTTACGAGTGTAACCTGTGCCCATTAGAGAGTTCCTTACTGTCTGTCGTTTGTCGCAAATTCAATGGTGATTGCGTCTAGTGAAAATGGAGGATCAGTGCTTTCAAAGACATACTGAAGACTAAATGTAAAACCAGAGCCTACGAGTTGACTTGTGAAAGCATATCTTAGTTTGCCCCCGAATATCCCTGTACCGTATGTGCTAACCCCGTAGAACGATGCAACCCCTGTTGTATTCGTCAGTGCGATAGGCTGGGGTTGAGCAAGGTTAGGTTCATCAAAGTCTAACTTGGGTGTCACTGTACCTGTAATAGACCCTTCAGGGTCCAGATAGGTTGTCAGCTTATAGAAAGTCTTTCTAAGCCTTGGATCAGATACTGCAACGAATGGAGTGGAGTAAAATGCTCTAATCATGTCACCATCAAAGCTATTGCCTGATTCCATTCTGTATACGTAACCATCCCTGTTGGCAAAGATGATGACCTCACCCTGAGCCTCACTGGAGTATACACTGTCTGCAACATACACCAGTATGCCACGAGTCTCTGCCCATGCCATACCCTGAGCAGTCTGGTCTGCAAACTGTGTGGCTAGAATGCCTGCAGCAGAATCCTCTGTTACACTGGCAGAGTAACCAAACATACGATACTGGTTCTTGGATCTAATAACACAGGATGCGAAGCTGGTGTTGGCACTGACAAGTCTGTTAGCTTCAGACTGAATAGGTCTTGATGCCACAGCCAAACCAAAGTCACCAATGCGATCAGTTGCACTCAGAAGCCTAACACCGTCAGGCCCAAGGAATGCAATGTCACCACCAACTTCCTGTATAGTATCCTCTCTTACGCAACCAATGTCAAGTGAAATCGGTTGAAGCGTAAAGTCAGATATCGTATTTCCAACCAGTCTGTGAATCTTGCTGGTGCTGAAGATAATCAACTGCTCACGGAAAACAATCAAACCAGTGATCGTGTGAGGGATAGTGATTACACCAGCACCATTAGCAGCACTAAAGTCGGAGTCTGTATAGGGTGCAGTAAAGGTAAGCTGATTGCCCTTAGCAAAGAACAAGTGGCTTTTAAATTCTTTTACGTGATCAGCCCCAACAACATCTGAGGGTGCTGCATCCAAAACTGTAAAAGTTGTACCATCATACTTGCAGGGTGCATTCGTACCGTCAACAACCATGATGCGAGAAGTGCCAGTAAAGTTGTATCGCACAAAGCGATGCTTGCCACCAGCACTGCGGTCTGTACTTAAGAATGTCACAGCAGCATTGTCTGCAGGTGATGTAGCCAGTGCTGGGCTGATTGTCAGTGCTGCATCACCATTAGTCACAGTAACTGCATTGGTGATCGTATAAACCTTCTCAATGCCAGCGACAGTAAATGTGTCACCAATCTGAGGTGTAGCTGTCAGTCCATCAACATTGAGAGTTGTACCAGTCTGACTACCACCATCAACAAGAACAGTGCCATAGTCAGGTGTGTTGATCCTAGTCCAGCCAGTGCCAGACGATTCCCACAAGTCTGCATTACGATATGCAACAGCCTTCTGCTTGAAGTAGATAATGCATTCAATCAAGTCTACTGTGTTGTTCGTAAAAGTGACTGCTGCTTTGTCTGCAGGAGAGCTATCCAAGGACGTAGACAGAGTAAGTGTTGCAGTCTTTGCGTTAGAATCAAAGGTTACTGAAGATACTGTGTATGTACCTGTTACACCAGTAATCGTGAGAGTATCACCATTTACAGGAGTAACAAAGATATTGGCAAGAACAAGAGATGTACCTGTTTGACCACTACCCTGAACAACAGGTTCACCATACAGAGGAACAGGATCTTCATCAAACTTGTTGTAGCCTTCAATGCGACGATAGCCACCCTCAATAGAAGGCTCAAAGTTTGTCAAGGATCGTGCAGAACCCGGAAAGTTTATACCTTGCTGAAGGGGGCTGACATTGGTAATCAACCCACCCCGCATCTCAACAGGAAATGTCTGCCACTGTGTAGGCATTAAGCAACTCTAGGATTAGAGATATAACCACCACCCAAGATACGGGTATCTCTCACGTAGTCGTACCTGTTGATATAAAGGGTTCTCATGTCTTTGATACCCTCTTCAAATCTTTGAAACTGAATACTAGCATCCTGAGTATTACCACGGAACAAATAGGCATGATACATTGCACCGTCGATGATCACATAACGGAACTGCTCAGGAATGCTGGGAACGTCTGTAGCACCGATCAGGTCAACAGGAAGTCTGTAGTATTCGTAGACTAACTCATAGGCATTGTCAGGTGCAGGATATACACCATAGCCTTGATTTGGAGTACGAAAGACTAGGCGAGGAATAGTACGAATGCCAGTGTTACTAGTGTTGTACTCATCGTCTACATATCTTCCCAAATATTCTTCGTAGGAAATGATCTTCAGCTTCTGAGTTTCATTACCAAATGTAGAAGACCGTTTAATTCTGAAAGAGTCAAAGTCAACTGTCTTTGTATCAGCAGGATAGCCGTAGCGAATCTCACCTGCAGTCAGAACGTCTTCCTGTTCAACATGATTGAACGGCCACTCAAATGCAGACCGGTTGATATAACGCAGTGAGGCATTCACAGAGTCTTTTGCTGCACTGTAAAAACCAGTAACAGTAGCAAAGTTAGCAGAGGTCAACTCAACTTCGTTAAGTCTCTTGTTGATATCATTTACAAGGCCAAGGAAATCATACGCCATTTATCTCTCCTTGATCCGAAGTTTGACAACTCTCTCTGCCTGACTGCCAGAACTGTCTGTAATTCTGCAGTAGAACTTGTATTCTACGTTGTTTGTCCCACTACCAATGTTGATAGTAGTAACAGTAGAGTTATTGGTCTGAGACACATTCTGAATGCTGTTGACAGTCTGTCCTGCATTGATGGCAGTCTTAACACCAGAAGCGTCATCAACGTACCACTGAGCAGATGTGACAGTTACACCAGTACCCAAGAATCTTGACCAGTCAATGCTGTAGTCAAGTGTTTCATCAGGATCTTTATTCGGCCAGCGGTAGCTCATCTAAGTGTCCTATACTGCGTTTACTGTGCGATCTGCAGATGTTGTCTTGCGATCAACGACAATAACTGTCCTGTTTTCTTTAGGGATGTAGACCCTGCGATTCTGAGAGAAGTCAACTATTAAAACCACTCTATTCTCATCAGTAATTCTGACAGTTCTTTCTGCACTGGTTGTAGCCATTATGCAGCCCTCGAAAGGTAGATAGTTCTCTGTCTGCTGTAGGTCTCTTTAACAGCCTCAAAGTTAAACACTACGGCAGTCTGAGTCGTCGCTGTCACAGAACCTGTCATGCCAACTGAGGTAATACCTGCCGTCGTATTAAGTTTTAGGTTGCCAACAAAACCTGTTGCACTGACACTGCCAAGAGCTTCAGTAGGCTTAGGCTCAACACTGTTAATAACACCCTGTGCCTGAACACCTGTGGGGGTAACAGTGTTACTAAATGTCAGCGTACCAATACTGCCAGTAGATGCAACAAAAGCAAGTATCTCAGTGACGTTTACTTGTACTGCGTTGATATTTACTGTAGCAGTTACAGACCCAAGTTTTTCGCTGACATTTTCTTGTACAGCTTCAACAGAGCCTGTAGAAAAGACACTGGCAGAAACTATATTACTGGAGGCTGTTACAACAGGATCACCTGTCTGACCAGAACCAGCAACACCAGTTACCTTTTCCGTTGGATTAACTTGTACCGCAGAAACTTGACCTGTAGCAAAAATACCAGTGGGAATTTTTTCAGTGATGTCTACTTCAAAGCCACCAGCAGTCAGACTTTCTACAGAACCAGTTGCTACTACACTTGCAAGCGTTACAGAAAGATTAACCTGTACTGCATTTACTTGACCAGTGGCTGTTGCTTGGTCTAGGTTGCTGACAATGATCTTGCCGTATCTGGCAACACCATATACTGCTACACCATAGACCGCTGCATTGACAGTGACAGCCATAGCCGCTACCTTCTATTAGGCGATGCGGATCACAGCGTTAGAAGCATCCGCAGTAGGGAACTCAACAGTCAAGTCACCAGCAGTAGCACTGACAGTGCCACCAAAGTCAATTACAGCAATAGCCTTGTTGCCCTGAGAAGCATTGTAGATGATACAGCCATCCGTAGAGACAGTCACATCAGCAAAGACTTCATCAGTAAAGTCAACGATAGCAGTTGTACCAGAAACAGAGATGGTAGCTCCATCAAGAACCTGACCACCCGCAGAATAGTTAGTACCGCTGGCTTCATCAGAGTTTCCAGTTACATCAGAGTAATTCGTAGTAGCAGCACCATAAGTACCACTCGGTGTAGCTTTAATCAATGCAAGCTTGATGCTGTCGGTATCCAGATCATGAACACCACCAAGCAACTCCTGCTTGAAGCTTGTACACATTGCCGTTGTGATAGCCATGTCTAGTAGTCCTTCCTATATTCCATCACAGTCTGAGTTAGGATGGTATCTCTGTCTTTCCAAACTTCGGCTACAACACACTCTATGTGGGTGTAACCCTTTTCTTGTGCATAGTGAAATCTGTTGTTTCCTATGGCAACCCTATAGTATAGATCAATTTCTATAGCCTTGTAAGGGTCGTGTCTACGTTTACCCTCTTCTAGATAAACAAGGAAAGTTTCTTGCTTCCAAACTATAGGAGGCCACAGCATCCCACGTTTATCTAGAGACTTAGCTAAAGCTTCTCGAAACTTCCAGTCTAACTCTGCAGACTCATCAAGTTTCCAGTATACTTCATTCAAAGAAAAAACTCTGTGCTCAAAGCCTTCTACTTTTTTCTCAGAGTGAAGTATTCTCATGGAGTAGTGGGGGGCCACCGAAGCAGCCCCCCTCCGTTATTATGCGAGTTGATCACGAACAACTTCTGCAGCTTCCTGCTGACGACCGTCAACGGGAACAATGCAAGCCCAAACACGCATCTTGCCACCTGTGGTCGTACCAGTCATGGTAGCCAACAGAATGTCAATCGTGTCTGCCGAAGCATTGTACAGCGGAAGTTCTGCAACAACAGGCGAAGTCACAGCGCCAACAGCAGCAGCATCGTAGTCGAAGCCATCAGCAACAAAGTCGGTGTTACCGCCAGTGATACCAATGTCAAGCGTCAGGTCAGTCGAAGTACCCGCATGGGCTTCAATGACCTCTGCACCACACGAAAGAATCTGGCACTGAGCGGGCAGTTCCAGAGCTTCGATGATGTCGGCCTGAGCCAGTGCGCCACCCTTAGCGGTGACAGCAGCAGCGAAGTCAACGATGTTGTCGATGACGTAGGGGGTACGACCTGCAGTCGAGAAAGCACCACCAGCGCCTGCGAGAGTAGTAACGGTAGCCATAACTAAGTCCTCCTATCAGGCAAGGTTGTATTTTGCTGTCGCAATAGCTTCGGGACGAAGAATCTTGCGACCATACAGATGCATACCACGAACAACGTCAGCAAACGAGTCGGGGTCACGGTAGGTTTCGGTTTTGTTGATCTGCTCTGCAGTTGCAATAGCAGAATCATGACCTGCAACAATCACACCATAGTCGGTGTTCTGGTTTGCAGTACCCGTGGTGCCAGCACCGCCACCCACTTTCGGCAGGTTGTTCGACACGTACACACGGAAACCGTTCCAGTTATTCAGGGTCAGACCATTGCGAAGAGCACCCGAATCGCCGTAGTCAGCGTTCAGGAAACGGCTGTCTTCGTCCATCAGGACTTCCATCATGATCGGATCAACAACCAGCCAACGACCTGCTTTGTCCACGTTTTGCTGGTCCAGCAGACGAGCCATACGGTTGATCAGCATGACAGGCGAAACGTGAGTTGTGGGCAGAGTGGTTGCACCCGGCAGACGAGCAGCGACAGGGATCGAATGATCGCCAGCCGAAGAGGTCGAGATGTTGCCGAAGTCACCCTTATTGAGCTTCATTGAAGCAAGCAGTTCGTCCGAACCAGCAGTTGCGATTGCCTTTGTGCCATTCACAGTTGTGTTCACTGCGTCAGCATTAACATGAAGAGCCGACTGAGCATAGCCCGACAAGTAACCAAGAACTTCTTGGTCGTACTGATCAGCCAAACGATAGGCAGCACGATCCGAAGCCAGAGACTGGAAGTTCACGTGCGAGTGAGCTTCTTCGATGTCATCAACTTTGAATGCAAAGTAGTTTGCTTTGTCGATAACCAGCGAGAAGTCTTCATCATCCAGATCCTGTGCAGTGATCTGTGTACCACGCAGGTACGACGACACAGTGATTTCAGGTTCTTTGATGATCTTGACGGTATCGCCCATGTTTGCGATTTCGCCAAAGTAGTCGTTGTTTGTGATTGCGTCAACAACAGATGCTTTGCGGAAAGCAAGTTGCACCTGTTTGCTGTAAATGACGGGCGAGAAATTGCCATTCGGCAAGTTGCCATAGCCCGAAGCTGCTCCAAATGCCATTGTTATTCTCCTATAATAGCTTGGATTTACAGATACAAACTTACATGGTTTATTTCAGAGGCTAATCGTGTTAGGGTGCGTATAGCCTACAGCATATAATGATCAGTTATAGCTTGCAGGTGATACGGGCCTAGTCGGATTAGGTAATCCGTAAAGACATGTGTTTGTGGGAAAGTGATAGAGGTTAGAGTAGCCAACCGGAGTCTAACCTCAAATCTATAGATATAGTTATACAGTGAGTAAACTGTATTGTCAATACTTTTTAACGTGCACTACCCGATAAATCGTAAATAAATTTACCAGTACGAATGGCTTCCATGATTTCGTCTGCAACTTTTTCATATTGAGTAGCAGACATCTTTGCTACAGCAGATTCTCTGTAGTAGTTGGAAGTTTCTTTTTCAGCAGGTTTGCTACGACCCCGTGGATTCACGGAAGATGCAGCATCTTTTGAACTCGTAGTTTTAACTTTGATATTTCTATCAGCTTTGTACAAGTCAATGGCTCTAGCTGCAGACTTAGCATCCGAATCATTTTCGTACAGCGCATCTTGTACCCACTTAGGTTGATCATCCACCCACTGATGGAAGTCATCGCTGTCACGAATCTCATCAAAGTCTGGGTGCAGACGCATAAGTTCTGCTTCAGCTTTCTCACGTGCGGCAGTTGCTTTCATTTCGTCAATCTCACGCACACGAGCTTCCAGACCCTCTGCTTGCTCACGTGCTTTTTTAATTGCGATTGTTTCTACGATTGCTGCAACGTCAGGATACTTCTTTGCCCAAGCTTCAATGTCATCATCTGACTTAGGCAGTTTAATTTCTTGTTGTGTGGCTTTGTTAAGCTGTTCTTCTAATCGAGCAATACGATCTTCATATTCTTTTTCTTTTTGCTGCTGATGTCTACGAAGATCACCATAACGTTTTTTAAAAGAACGTTCTTCTGCAGATTCGGGTTCAGCTTCCTCTTGAACTTGCTCTTTAGGTTCTTGTTGTTCCTGAATCAATTGTTGAAGCTCTTCTTCTTCTTGTTTAATTCGTTCTTCATTAGTGTACTTGCGATTAGCAAATGCAACTTTTCTAGGTGCTTCTACTTCAGAAGCCATAATAGTCATGTTCTCAGACATATTTTAAATCCTTACTGGGGCCACCGTAGCCATGTCGGTATGGGGGATGGGTAGGCCAGTCTAATATAGCAGATTATTTTTTATTACGTGCTGCTATACCACGTTTCTTTTTAGGTGTAGCTGTAGGTTGTTCTTCAAGTTTTGTAATAAAACCACCTGCGGCTCTACCTCTTGTTGCCATGCCTGTACCACTACGTTCTGCTGCACGACTTGCTGCTGCTCTTGCTTCGGACGAAGAACTGTAGCTAGTTTTGCTTTGTGTCTCTGCAACACGGCCACCATCCCAACTTGCAGGACGATCATCGCCACGTGATTCTTGTGCTTGTCTATTTGCTTCCGCTTGTGCCTCAGCCTGACGTTGACGTTCAGCTTCTGCTCTAGCTGCCTGCGCTTGTCTATTTGCTTCTGCTTGCGCTGCGGCTTGACGTTGACGTTCTGCCTCTGCCCTAGCTTCTTGTGCTTGTCTATTTGCTTCAGCCTGTGCTTCAGCTTGGCGTTGTCTTTCTGCCTCTGCACTAGCTTCTTGAGCCTGTCTATTTGCTTCTGTTTGTGCAGCCGCAGCCTGTGACGGTTGACGTGTTTCTGCTACTGCCACTGCAGGAGTAGATGTTACGGCTCTAGCGGTAGTAGTTGAACCACGTCTTGCGCCTTGTCTAGATGCTTGCAGACCCGGACCTTGCACACCTGCTTGTCCATCTAAGCCAAGCAAGTCTCCAAGCCACGTGTCTGCAAATGTAACTTTTTTATCTCCGCTAAAGTCCTGTAGACCTTCATACAAGCTAGACTCACCGCCAAAGACACTGCCCATACGTTCAGCGTCTCCAGTATCAAGACCTCTTCGTTGAGCTTCTTCCAGTAGATCATTGTATCTTGCTTTTGCTGCAACGCCAACAACAGCACCAATGGCAGGATTAATTACGGCACCCATTGCACTAGATGCTCTTGCAAGCATACGAGATTGATTCAATTTTCTCATCAAATCTTCATTCGACAAAGAGCCAACGGGTATAGTTTCTTGCCCAGTTGGAGTGCCCGTAGAAGGATCAAAATTATCGTTACTATCTTCTGTGTCTAAAACTTGAGCCGTTTGAACACTAGTATCTGTTACGTCTTCAGGTTCAGTTGTTTCATCTTCTGAGTATGGAACAAAACCGTCAGGAATTGGAATAACAGGCTCACCCTTATAAAATGCAATATCTCTAATTTCACCAGTACTAGTATTCTTATATTTTCTATACTCATACACATCGCTAACTTCAGGAACAAAAGGTTCGTCTGTATCTTCTGAATCGTCTGTAGTAGTGCCTGTTGTTATGTCAGGTTGATTTACAAAAGTTGGTGTGTAACCGGTGGTAAAGCCTTGTGTATTAGTTGGAACCACAGAGCTAGCAGGAACAGTCGTAGATGTATATGATTGTGTATTATTGAAGCTAGAGGGCACAACAAAAACACCTTCTTGTGCTTTGATAACACCACCTTGATTATACTCTTGTGGCTCTGCAAACTCTAAATCTTCAAGTGTAAATGGCAGATCGTCAGGAATAATAGCCTCTTCGCTATTACCCATCTGACCCATTTCTTCCATTCTTTTAAGGCCCATTTTGGCTTGTTGCCGCATTTCCATCAACCGCTCAAGACCAAAATAACGAACTACATCTGCAGGAAAAACAAACTCACCTTCACTGAGCATGGCTGGAATGTCATCACGAACTTCTTTACGGTTGCTGCCCGGAGGTACATCGTTTCCAGAAACTTCGTCTACCATGCCGCCCTCTTCCATAAGGCCACCATCCTCAAAGAGTTCCATTTGCTTTTCGTACATTGTATTGTCCTTTAACTGGATTTAAGAACTTCGTCTCTAAGCATTTGCAGTCTACGAAGTTGATAGATAGCACCTTGAGCACGTCTAATAGCATCTACACTATCTGATTGTTCCATAGTTCTATGTTGTTGTCTAATAACAAATTCTAAGTAATCAACAAACTTAGCCCATTGGGCTTGGTTGCTGACCAACCCCTTGAGTTGGTTGAGGCTGTTCTTGTCCTGCATTACCACTGAACCCTTCTTCTTGCGGCATTGGAACAGCGCCAGTACCAATAGTACCACCGCCTGCTCCTGTCATATCCATCGGATTAGCACCTGCTGGTGCTCCACCCTGTTGCTGAGCTTGCTCTTGTTGGAAACCTTTCATAAGCTCAGCTTGAATTGCTGCCTCATTAATGTCGTTGGTAACTTTATCGGGATCAAGTTCAAGAGACTTAGCAATCTCTCTAATAATATACTGGAATTTTGCAAAGGGCGCAAGAGCAGGATTGCTTGCAACTTGCAAAAACTGCATGAGACGCTGGCTGCGTACTTCATTTGCCATCAAGCTTTCTGTACCACGAGCTTTGACTTCAAGATCACCCTTAATGGTATGATCAAAGTCAAACTGCATATTGAAACGGAACAGACCTTCACCCAAAGGACGAAGAAGATAGTCGTCTACGTTTTTAATGACAGTTTTAATTGTACCACTTGCTGCACCCATTAGCATACTAATACCGCTGGCAGTTCTGCCGACACCCATAACACCTGTCTGTCCATGTGCAAAGCTGGGAAAGCCTGTGCTCTCATCGGCCAACACACGGGCTTTGTCAAAAAGCTGCAAGTTTTCTTGTGCAACATTAGGAAACTTTGTACCAAAGATAGCCTGACCCGGTGCACCACCCTGTCTTCGGAATACTTTACCGGGATACACAGACAAATCTTGACCGGGCACCAAGTTAGTTTCATCTACTTCGATAAGCAGGTTGCCAGATAGAACAGCATTATCAACCGCCATACGCATAAAGCCGTTCATTAGAGTTTGTGTGTCATCCATATTTTCTGCGATACCAACACCAAAGAACGAATACGGATTAAGCTCATAGGGAGCGGCCATAAACGGAATACGTGCGGGCTTAAAAGGATTGAGTACCATACGAAGGACTTTGTTATTACAAATCCAAACGTTTGCTTGCAATTCATCAACTTCTTCCAGTTCTCTTGGAATATCTACGCCATAATCAATGAGCATCTGGACATCAACCATGCCCCAATATTCCAAAACTTCGAAACGATCAATGCCCTGATCGGGTGCGTAGTCTGCAAGATCTTCTTCCCAGTATTTTTTAATATAGTTTTCACCAAAAGAAATAGCATCATCAATAACTGAAGAGCGGAAGTATGGACGCTTTTTCAAAGCACGAAGTTGTGAGCGAGACATCTTGTGTCGTTCAATCACATACTGTGCTTCATCCATATTGCTTGCATCAGGATCAGGATAGAAGTTCCACACAGAAACATGAGATACTTGAGGAACTGTTTTAAAGGTAGGTTCGTATTCACCATCATCATTCCAGCTAGGGTATTCTTTGTCTACCGCAAACGGACCCTTCATGACGCCTGTACCAAACAGTGCCATTTCGAATGCTGTGCTACGAAGGTGCTTAGATGCATTAGATTCTTCAAGTTGATCTTGAATTTTTTTCTGCATCTTTTTGGCTGCAATCATAGCAGGCTCAAAGGTAATAGAGGAAGGTGTAGTACCCGGACCTTCTTTAACACCAGAAATATCTCTAAGCTTTTCTGCTAAAGCTCCAATGCTTTCACGTAGCGTTTTAGCAGTTGCCCCTTTGGGAATTTCTCTACCATCATTACGATAACCATAGGGGCTTATCAACTCATCCATGTTGCTTTGACGAAGCTGCTCAGGTTCTTGAGGGTCAAAGTGAACACTATCTACCACACCATCTGGAAGTTCAGTGGGATCAACAGTAAGCGGAAATTTGTTGTTTGCAAATAGCACATCAACAATCTGACCATAGGCAGCAAGTGTTTTTGTCTTAGTTACTTTAATAAAAACACGAGACTTTTCTGCTTCAGTAAATTGAACATCAGGACCATACAAACCACGATAGTTTCTATATGCCCGAAGCCAACGTGTCTCATCTTGTCTGCGAATATCTTCAGATCTACGATAACGTTCCATTACATACGAAATAATATTATTCGTACCTGCGTCGTCTTCCATAGAATTTTTTGTGTCTTCAAGAATGATTGCATCATCTTCGATAAAGACTTCGTTATCTTCTGCCATCTAATTTACCTTTAATAGCCGAATACTGGATCTGCCATTCGCATACCATTTGACGGAGTTCCTCTTGAGTCGTAGTCAAAAATACTAAACCTTGGTCTAGACATTATGCCATATCTAAGAGCGTCATACAAATGGTCTTCTGATGAAGTATCAATATCCTCTAGATTCTTTTTGTCAATCGGCAAAGCTGGAAGCTGTGCAATTATGTTTACGCAGTTATTGAAGAACACTAGACGTGGCTCTTCTGTAAACTCATCTACCTGCAGCCTACGATGTATTTCATTTTTACCAGCAACACGAGAACCTTTTGATCTGTCAGAAGGTCTCCATCTGCAGCCACGACTAATCATTTGTTCTGCTAGACTCGGTCCTGTATCGCCTCGTTTGTGCCACAAAGAACTGTCTAGAACTCCATACTTAATATTACCGTCTTCTGCCTCAAGCTGCAATACCCTATCTGCAAGATCGGTAGCAAGGACTCTACTAACATACAATTCTCTGTAAACAATCAATTGTTCACTTGGGGATACAGCAAACCAAAGTACTCCACTATGAGAACCGTAACCATAGTCTGCTGCTCTAAACTTAACCCAGTTGGACGGAATCTTGAATGGTTCTATTACATGTATAGTTCTGTCAAACTCAGTAAACGCTGCACCTTCTTTAATATCCCAATCACCTTCAAGAAGCTGGCGTCTTTGTTGTTCAGGAAGAGACAGAAGCATTGCTTCATAGTCACCCTGAGCAGCAAGGTATGGGTTGTCAGAAAGTCTAGCAGGAATAAACCTACGTTTAAAAAGAGACTTACCTGCTTTACTATGACCTATAGGGTACTTAAGAACTTCACCAGTTTCAATATCCGTAGCATCAAATGTACTACCTGCAGGCGCAGGATCAATAAACATTTTTTTAACCCAGTGATGCCCTCTACCTCCGGGGTTAGTCGTAGCCCTCATAAAGATAGGAAGATCAGGTGCAGTGGACCGTAGACGAGACCGCATGTAATTCCATGCATATGGTGTGGCCCATTGAGTTAATTCGTCAAAGCCTATCCAGCTAAATGCCAGACCCTGATAACGCAAGACATCCTCATCCCTGTCAAGGTAGGACATCCACAACCTTGCACCAGATGGCGCAGTCCACTGCATTTTTCTTTCTGACCACTTAATACCGGGCCAGATTTTGGGATACATCTCTTGCGACTTGAAGATAAGTTCCCTTAATTCTTCTGTCGTGTGACGTAGGAGTAGGCCGCTAAACGCTGGGTGCCCCATGTAACGAAGAGGGTCAGCCAACATAGCATAAGACTTACCGCCACCAGCACTTCCGCCATATAACACTTCTCTTTCACTTGCAGCCAAGAACTCAGTCTGAGGACCGGGGTTAGGCTTAAAGATTACGTTGTGTGCTTCTTCAACCGCCAATTCATCTGGAGTTGATTCAACAATTTTAGCTGGCTCTGCTTTCGGTTTCGCTGGAACTGAGTTGCTGGGCTTTTGCGTCGAGTCTCTTCTGTTCAATTTCATGCGCCTTGGCGATTGCCTTTTCCGCATAGTTTGCCCATCTGCGAAGGCTTCCAGCTTTGTTTTTTCTTCTTCGCTCATTATCCAATCGCTTCTTTAAACCTACATGCGAAATATATCGCCCTGTATTTCTAGTAAGCCAATGTGCCACTTCTCTATATGAATATTGCTTAAGATACTCTTTAGCCTTCTCAAGCAGATCTAATTCACTTTGAATTGGTAGCAGCACATACTCATCATCTGGATCAACTGAGTAACCAAATGGTACTGTCCTAGATATACGAGGAATAGGAACCCATTCATTATCCTCTTTAATGTCGGTGGGTTGAGGAAGCTTCCATGTTCCTGTTTTCTTAGTCATCATCTTCTTCTGTTGGGTTTTTGGCTGGCATCAACATAACGCCACCCTTTGCTTCGACCTGAACCTTCTCAGTCTTTACAAGACCTGTGCGATCCAGAAGCTCTTTGGCTGCTGCCATCTTATCCCGAATACCAAGTTCAGTAGGATCATAAAGCGCACCAACCATAGACATAGCAGCTTTCGGCGCATTACGTGCCATGTACATATGGGTAGCGTCAATGATTTCTTCTTTCAAAGAGGCTACTACTTCTGTACTAGACGTGGCATCAGAATAACCAGCAAGACGTTTAGCAGTAGGAACATCGCCTCCTGCCTCTTCAAACAGAACGTCCAAGAACTTTTTCTGTTTATCTGTAAGTTGTCTAGACATAGTGTATCCTATTTTTTTCTACGGAACAAGTTTAAAATTCCTTGCCCAATTTGTGTTGGAGTTGGTAGCAGCCACCCTAAGATTAAAAGCAAAATAACCCAAACAGGTATTTCATTAATGGTAAGGTTGTCAACTCTGTCTGTTGCTACTTTGTTACCAGAGTCGAAGTCTTGGTTGATATTTTCTACATCACCCGTAGCTTTAATTCCTGCGTCTGTATTATTAGTTGTACCAAGTGTTTGTGTATTTGTTTTACCTAGTTGTGTATTTGCCGCTACATTAGTACCACCAGATAAAAAACCCAATGGGTTAATGGCAGAACAACTAGCGGTCATACTCACTAGAACTAGAACGAGTAGAAGTCTCAGTGGAGTTAGACGTGTGATTAATCGTGTGAGTATTTCTGCCATTCACATATATTCCAAAGAAACCTGCACCTGCTCCAACTACAACAGACACAAAACCAGCTTGAGCATTCGTAGGATCAGATAGGTTCATAAACCAGTTTGTTGTCTGATAAAACGCAAGACCATACAGAGTGATAATCATACGAGGCCAGATGCGCCACTTGTCTAGCCATTCAGGTGTTATCTTCATCTTACCACTTTCCTTGCTGAATGCCAAGAAAATATACTACAGCCACTAATCCAGCAGTACCAGCAAGCGTAGCAAGGACTCCAACTGTCCACAATAACAAAGCTTCCTTTATCTTCTGCTTTCTGTAGACAGTATCCTCTCGTTGCTTCTTAACTCTACGTAGGGTTTCTTTGTACTCAGCCAAACCCTTTTCACCATAAGTATAACCAATCATGGTCTCTATCTGTTGGCGCATATCCTGCACTTTTTTCTGTGCAGTAAATAATTCTATGGCTTCAGATTCAGCACTTCCAGTTAGCGTCTTCCATATACTAGGATTCTTAGCTCTCTCAGCAGCGTAGTTAATATCACTTACAGCGCCAGCAAACTTAGACATAGCAGCCGAAGCATCTCTGCCTGCAGACAGTAGCTGTTGTATCTGGGATACCGCAGTACTCGCTACGGACAGGGCTGTAAACGGATCAATCATAGTAGCTCTTCGGGCAAAGGTGTTGAGAATCTACACGGTATATTTTGTCGTACCACCTGTGTACCCGTGTGCCACAATCATAGTAACAAGATTTGTAAAACCAACTTCCCTGATTGTTTATAAAAAGATGTCCATAGCTTACGAAGACAAGAACACACAGCGTCATCTACTTGTCTGTTCTCTGACAAGATTCTCAATCATACTGCGGATAGCTTGAATGTTTTCATCCATACGAGCCACTGCAACGGCTTGGCTTTGAACTGCTGTTTCAAGAGATTGAATGCGTGTTTCATGTCGCACAATCTCTCTGGCATTATCTTCAACGTTACTATTCAGATTTGCAATAAACCAAACAAGAGTCATTGTTTGCAAAAGTATAGCAAAAATAAAAGTTAAAGGTACAGATTTTGTAAGGGGCCATTGTTCAGTGGTCATATTTAAACTTCCCTGCAACTAGTATAATTACATCAATTCGTAGTGAGGCGAATCGATAAATGGCCTACGCCCTTGCGATCTACGAAGATCAATGTATTCGTTCATAGCATCTTCTGCCGTACCTTTGTAAAAACGAATGTCTCCCTCAGACCAAGCGGCACCCCACTTGATAGCTACACCCTCTTCATCTGCAGCCTTAGCCATAGCATCACAGATATTGTCATAAACATTGAGTTCCCAAGTTACTTCACCATCGACATAAGCAACAAGGTCTACAGCATGAGAGTAACCATCTGCTTGAAGGAGATGCTTGGATGCCATTGTCTGTGATCTACCAGCAGCAACAAGACGCTCTTGCTCTTCCAGAAGTCTCATACCACATGTAACGCCAAAGTCAACTGTAGTATATGTAATAGCTTTTTTTACAACAGTGACTAGTTTGGGGTGTACACCCTTTAGTTTATCTAGACTTCTTTTGGAAAGTTTAAATGCCATAGCACCCTCAATCAAGTTCTTCTAAATCGTTTGGTTTTTTCTGCAATCTTCTTAGGCTGCGGCACAAACTGCTTACCTTTAGCTGTACCTTCTCGCTTAGCTTTAGTTGTTGCAGCATACTCAGAACTACTAAGCGACTCAATGGCTTTTTCTGGTAAATAACGTTCATTTGTTTCACCAGAAGGCTTACCACTTTTGGTACGCCATTTTTGACGTGTCCATTTATCCAAAGATTTTTGTGGTGCCTTCTTAGTCATTTTACTTTTTATTTTTAACCATGCCGCCACGTTTCATGGCGGTAGGTTTCTTGACCATACCACCACGCATCATGCCTGTTTTTTTCTTATCTTCTGTGGTAGCTGTGCCACCACGCTTCATCTTACGGGGTTTCATTGCCATTGAGGTATTTCCTTTTTCGCTGTACTACCAAGGCTTCGTACTCTTCCTTGGGATATGCTTGATAATAACCAAGCGGCTCTAGTTTATCACTTGCTTCTACTACAAGCTTTAGATTTTGTATAAAAATCATGCAGTAGTCTTCTTCTATCTCACTGTGCCAGTCATTCTCTAGCAAGAAGTCTAGCTCAGCATCTTCTGCTCCATACTCAGGGTGAAAACCCATACAGTGTAACTTAGGATAGTTGGCGTTTAGATGATCTTCAATAAAACTATTAAAGTCATCTATGTCAGGTAGGTTATAAGAAGCTACAATAATCAAATCTTTGTTGTACTTATTAAAGTGATGGCAATAGTGGTCAGCCCAGCTACTCATGTTCTGAGTTTCAGTTACGAGTACCTTGTTATCTCTCCAAGCTTTCCTAGCATATGGACATGCAGGTAAGCCCTTAAGGTGTGCATTGGGTACTTCTAGTACTTGCTCAGACCAAGATCTAATGTCAAGTTCAATACTTGTAGGCATTACTTTTTATTCTTAGGTTTTCTTCTGACAACAATCTTGCCATCAACTTCTTCTACTTTCATGCCAGCAGATTCAGTCTGAGCCTTAAGCTGCCTGTACTTCTCAGCTACTGTAAGCTTCTTAGTCACGGTAGCCGCCTCCTGCTTTTTTGTACTCACTTGCAAGAAGCTGTGCCTTCCTAGCCGACCACTGCCCAGCCTTACCACCCTTGGTGCCAGCCTTAATCTTCTCAAACAAACGCTTACGCATTGCTGGTTTTGTATAGTTGCCAGCTTCGTTTACTCTTGACTTTGTTTTGGATGGGCTTGCCATATACTGCCTCGTATAGCTGGCTGCGTGTATAGCCAATGTCTTTAAGCTGTGCATCACTGAGGTTGTCAATTTGCCAGAGTGCAACCTTTTTTTCTTGATAGCTAATTAAATAATTGTAAATGCGCTTCAGCATTTTTAACTCCTGTTGTGTATACATAAGGACCAGATGGTCCAACAGGAGTAGTTATAACATACTTAGTTATACCATACTATTGCAATTATTGCAACTCTGTCATACTTTAATTATCTCGCCACGCCATTAAAAGATTCTTCAACCGCAACAGTAACTGTAACTGCTGATCCAGCACTAGCCAAACCACGAATCTTATTTTGTCTGCGCAAGTAAAGAGGGTATTCAGTTAACTGCACCAAAGAATAGGGCTTAAGTTGCACTTGCTCCATAATGGTATAGTATGTTGTTGTATCACTGTCATACCAATCAAGACTAACAGTAACTACATTTGCAGAAGCATTCGTTACAATGATACTGTGAACATCCCCATCAAAAAGATCTGGACAGGTGTAGATATCAGAATCCCCTGTGGTCAACTCTTTGCTAACAGTTCTTTTTTTGCGAGGTTCCATTAGTCTGTCAAATCCCAGAATGCCAATGCGCCAATCATGTCTGGAGTACCACTAAGACCACGAGCAGCTAGAGTATACACATCACTAGTGCCACCAATCGTAACACCTAACTGTAAGTCAAAGTTATAATCAACAGCTTGCTCAAGACTTCCACCTGATTGATTAGATGAAGATACATATACAACGTCTACGATTGTACCACCAGACAGTGCAGTTGCGGCCACATCAAAGTCTACGTTGGTAAAGGAGCCTGTAGTGTAAGATGCAGAAGTAAGTGTTGCATTTTTAATTAGAGCAACTTCATAATCTGCAGGAGAAGTCTGAGGAAGGACAATAAACCTTGCAGGAAGAACAACAGCGCCTAGTCTACTTGCGTTTAACCGTATGCTCACAAGGGGTTCAAAGGAAGTGCTGAGCGTAGTATCTGTAGTCATTCTAGCCCAGTGAAGTTTTGACTTCTGTTGGTAGCCCCCCTCAGAGACTACAGTAGAACAAATCTGCTTTAATTTTGCTGCAGAGGTTAAAGCAGCCTTAGCTTCAATCTCATAGCGCACTGGCAGGATTGCAGTGGTCATGTAGGTGGTAGAAATCAAGTTGGCATTGTGATAAACATGAGCAAGATAGAACTTACCGTTAATCACAAAGCCACAACGAACAGAACCAACACCCAGCCACTCAAAGTCAAAGAACAATATCTGAGCTTTTGTAATATCAAGGGTCAAACCACTAGGGCCAGTTCCATCAAACTTATCTATGTTCCAGTTTGACTTTGCTACCTTGCGGGTATCTACAACTGAACCTGTAACATATGATCTAAGCACAAAACTAAGTTCATCGTCATCAAGCTGCAGGAAAACACCATTGTTGTCGTCAAAGTAACCAACACGCTGGCGAAGCTCTGTCTGTGCCTCATCCATTACAAATGTGGCTAGTACTAACAAAGATTTACCGGGTTGATACGGAAACCTGCGTTTAGACTGTCGTATAACTTTGTCGCCACTGGCTATGGTAACATCCATATCAACAACACCTTCATTAGCAACAAAGGTAGTTGTAGCACTTCCAGTCAGCGATTCATCAAACTGAGGATCTTTTACATAGCGGTTCTGACTGTCAAAGAGTGTGTAGGGTTCACTTACCCTAATTCTACCAAAAGAGTCGAGAGCAGTACCGTAAAGATTTACGTTACCGTCACCCTCTGCAATATAGGTATACTTAGGATAAGAAGTAAGACTCACTTTTTAGTAGCCTTCTTTTTAACTAGACCTTTGACCTTGCCTTTGTTTTCGGTGGCATAGAAAACTTGCTCACCTTTCTTGGCACCATACTGCTTCTTCATGGCAGCTTTAACCTTTTCACCTTTTTTCGTAAGAGGCATTATACAGACTCACCCAGTTTAAAACATCCAGCTTTGGCATACATCATTTGCAGAAGGATTGCAGTTTCTACATCTGTGGCATCTGCCATACATGCTTCCCCAGAGTAATACAGTTTCTCAGTATTTGCTATGACTTGGCATGTCGTAACATCTGGAGTGGTGCAGTACATTACGACAGCTAGCCACATATCTTACTTCCTTCTTTTACCGTCAGGCTTCATAGAGGCACCACAGTTAGCGTACCCACCTTTGTTGTACTTCTTAGCCATGCCACCTTTAGCAAAAGGCATGGAAGGAAGAGTCACGTTCTCTTTAGTATTGACTGTGCGATCACGGTTAGCTTGTGCACTACGACGAGAAGCACGATCAGCATCTGCCGTGTCCATAGCACGAATTTGTCTCTCTCTTTGATCAAGAAGATCAAGAAGCATAGACTTACCACGACCATCGGGCATGTCTTCTACTTGCCGTCTACGCATATTAACTTCTTGAATAGTCGTTGCACGTCTAACTGATGTTGCAGAAACTGGAACATTAGAGATAGCACCACGCTTTTCAGTCGCTCTAGCCTGCTCTTGGTTAGCACGTGTTCTACTACGCTCTGCAGCGGCACGTCTATCACGCTCAGCAAACTCTGGTGTATCACCTCTGTTACCACTTTCACCACTACCGGGACGTGTTCTACGGGGAGTACGTGAGCTTCCGCCTGCAATACCCCTAGCTAGTCTACCAATTCCTGCCATTATAGTATCCTCACCATTTGACCTTGTGACTCCAATACCGAGCAGATAGTTTGCTAGGATTAGGGTCTTGTGCATTATGCCGTGCATAGTAGCTACGCTTACGGGCTTTGTCCTTAGCTGACTGTGGATTCTTACCTGCACCAGTCACACCTTGCTGACCAAAACGAATGGTCTTAATCGTATCACCTTCTTTGGCTACAACCACATGAGACTTCGTAGGATGATTAGGTGTACGCTTAGGCTTGTTATAGCCAGTGACACCTGCACGTTCCAGTCTAGGATCTTTAGCCATAGTAGTCGTCACCTTTGTCCCATGCCTGACATGTACGAAGGTTATGACAAATGAAGGAGAACTTCTTGCAGTAACCTCTGCCACCTGCACCTTCATCCATTTCGTTGAAGGGAATATCTTCCATAGCCATCATCATGCCGGGAGTATTGCAGAAGTATTCACAGTTAGCACACATACGTCTACGTGCCTCTGCCTCTTCAATCTGCCATCTGTCTGCCATATCACGCCAGTACTCAGCATTCTCACCGGGTACTTCAGAGGGAGTCTCAGGGCCAAGGTTCCACTCACGTACAACCATCTCAGCATTCTTTGCATTGGTCTTAGCATCTACAATGTCAGGAGCAATATCCATGCCCACCACAAAGGATGCCATCAAACCCTTCTTGTCATTCTTCATGTCCATCTGTCCATCCTTCTAGTCTCATGGCACGTTCAACTTCTTCTAACGTAAAGATACGGCCATAGTGCGCACTTACTGCTTCTCTCACGTAGAATACATCACTGTGCGGAATATGTAAGTCCTCAAGATTACCATCCATTAGATGCTTGTAAAATTCTTCAAGAACATTGTCTGTATATAGTTTTACTGATTTTTTCATAGAAGTCAACTATAAAAATACAAAGCTCCCCGCAGTAAACTGCGAGGCATATACGTATTCTTCCTTTCAGGGATAGTACACTTAAGTGTAACACTGTACGTGTTACCTAAGTGTTTATTCATTCTAAGTATTATATACAGATAAGTGTATATCTAAGTTAGTATATAGAAACATCTAAGTGTACACTGTACATGTAAGCACTTTAAGTGTAATCTTAGTTTAAGTGTTATATATAGTTTTACACATATTCATACCCCATGTCAAGCAATATCTTCGTGAGAAACAAATTTAGTGTGACACTGTTGCCACAGTACAGCTACTTGTGCAGGCACATCACCTGCCATACTTTTGTGATCACAAGTAGTGTACACTTAAGTGACCATATCCGCAGATGCACCCAAACACACCCATATTTGTGATCACATTTAGCAACCCAGCCTGTGTGTAAACCACTATATATGTAATGTGGTTAACAGTACATTTTTCCTGATCTGTGTAGAGAGCCATATACAACTACGCCACACCCGGCACTGGCCCCTGCCCACCCCCTGTTCACTGCACAATTGCCTGCATAATGCAATGTCATGACCTGTGGTGAAACAAAACCAATGCCTCACTTCCACCAACTACAGCAAAGCTGTAACAGATTCAGTGACTTAGCCAAGGTGAACAACTGATATAGAATCAGTTGCCGTGGTATTTTCTGTGTCACCACCCCCAATGGGGTGAGGTGGGTCACTGTTGCGATGTCGATGCATAAACTACCACCCTCCCATCTTCGATGGTCACATGTCATCACATCACATCACATGTTAAGCCGAAGGCTTTGGTCACTGACTAGTCCAACGTTGGACCTGCCAACAGTTATACTGTTGTAATAATGCCACACTCATCCTGTCGTCTTAGCCAAGCTGTCTCACGAGTTTCACGCACGAACTTCAAAAATATATATGAAATATATTTTTTGCAGTCACATGCGAAACGACCCGTGCGGAGGATCACGTTGCAGGTAATTTGTAAAACAAATTTGATTGACCCCCTTGACCGATCCACCCTAACTCTCTATCTGTTTAAGTTACATAGAGCTATTTTTATCTCACTTTTTGTGAGAGATAAAAATATCTCTTATATGTAACAACAGATAGAGAAAGAGAAAGCCATGACCACTTCGACCATCAACAAGCCGGAAATCAACACTCTTGAAGCTGAAGGCTTCATTCTGGCAGCAGAATGGAAACAGATCAGCAAAGCTGATGTTCGTCGTTTCAATGCCTTCACCAAAGCCGATGGCTTTGACACTCGGTTGGGCAAACTGCTTCAGCAGTTGAAGGCTGAGGGTGGTGAGCGTATTTCCAGCCAAAGGCTGAAGGATTGTGGAATCCACATAGTGGATAAACGTCGCCGTTCTGAGGCTCTGTGGTTCGTTGAAAACGAAAAGGAGTGCCGCCAATTCCTTGCTGAAAGCAAGAAAGGTTTCACCTCTCTGACTGCTCTTCAAGCAGCAATGCGTAAAAGTGCCGAAGGCACTGGGAAGGCTGAAGCTGCTTCCACCAAAGGTGAAGCTAAGTCCAATGTTGGACCTAATAGCGAAGCTAAGGAAGCTGCCAAGCCTGTCATCACCAAAGGTGATATCGTCAAGCAACTCAAGGCTGTTTGCGAAGCAAGTGGCATCAATGTGCTGGATGTCATCGATGATATTCTTGCAGAATATGCTGACAATGCTAAGGCTGTCAGCAAAGCTGCCTGAGTTCAGCCATTCATGCTGCCCCTTTATGGGGCAGTATTGGTGGTTCAACCCAAACCTGAAAGGTTTTACTATGCGTATAGAACGTCAATCTGTGCTGACTGGCAAAACACATGTGATGGACCTGCCTATCACAATGCACCAATACCTGTCATGGCGAGAGGGTATGCTTATACAGGATGCCATGCCACATTTGTCACCAGAGCAACGTGAGTTTCTGATGACTGGCATCATTCCAGAGGAATGGGATGCAGAATTTCATGAGGAAGTGTGACATGACTGTGCTTGTGCTTGTCCTATGCTTTGGCATACCTTTGGCTATAGCCATGTGGTTCGAAGGAGTGTTCGACCGATGACCTATAAATTGCATAAGCAATTTAACTGGAAGTCTAGCAGTGCTAGGCTACGTAAACCTGTGTCTGCTGAGGATCGTGCAGCGCAGTTGCGTAACAGATTGCAAGCAATCGAAGCTAAGTCCAACATTGGACCTAATGGAAAACCCAAACTGAAAAAGGTGTAACATGCTCTATCGTCTATACTTCAAACTTACGTTTGTCCTGTTCCTGTGCCTTGCCATTGTGATCACGGCATTGTGGCCCTACACGTATGTTGAGTTCGATGGCTTTGGCTTTTTCTTCCCCGGCATTGGGGGATACCATGTTCAGTGGTATTTTCCCCATTGATGACATTTAATAGTATTACAGTTATATAACACTTGAATTTATGAAAGTGTTATATAACATGTATATACATTAACACTGAAACCTTAAGTCCAACGTTGGACCTAACACCAAAGGTGACACCATGACTGTCTCTACTGCCGAACTGAATGACCTATTTCGTTTCTGCGATGACATTGGTATGTATGCCAGTGACCGCCCCATCAATGACACGGAGAACCACAAAGGCACTTGTGTGCACCGCACTGACTACTGCGATGCAACTTGCTACAACGTCAAGCTGTATCGTATGTATAAGAACATGGCTAAGCGTGATGATCGTTGTGAGACGATCTGGCAGAAACTGTCTGTGCAGTCCATGCAGAGTGTCAAAGCTTGGCTGGACAAGAAGCGTAAGCAGACCAAACGAGTGCGTCACATGACACGTGGTGAGGCTATCAGTTCCATCGAAGATGTGTATCGCATCAAGGCTATGTGTGAGGCTACACCTGACACACTGTGGTGGATACCCACGAGAGCGTGGCGCAATGTCATGCTTCGCAGCTTGATTGAAATCGAATTGATGACCCTACCCAATTGTGCAATCAATGCGTCATTCGATCCATCCAACACGGATGATGAGTGGCAGATGATGCAGGATGCTGGCTGGAACATCATGTTCTATGGGGATGACACTCGCACTGTTGACCCCAAAGGCAAGGACATGTTCAAGTGTCCTAAGACATGGAAGAAAATGGCTGGACACTGTGCTGTCTGCAAGGCTGGCTGTTTCTCACAGAAAACTATCAACCGCACTGTGGTAGTGCATTTGTCGGAGCACTGATATGAAACATCACGGATTACTCGACCTTTTTCCTAAGTGGGAGATGTCAGTTTGGGATAACGGAACTATGCTAGCATACGCCTATTCCCTTGATGGACTGCATTGGAGATGCCGCAGCCTAGAAGAAAAGTATAACCCTCGTTCTAGTAAGTTTGTAGGCGCTCCTCCTAAGATAGAGGTTTACTCAAAGTCTAATGCCACAGATTGGCTACGCAAGTTTATCGCAGCAGAGAGGTGTATGTGATATGAAGATCAAAGTGGGGATTGTAAATCCTGTGGCAAAGGCTATGCTGCAAGAGCGCAAAGCCCCACAGGTCATACCGCCCAAGAAGGGTAACAAACGCAAGTTGACGAAGAAGGAAAAGCAAAATGCGTTACGAGATGAAAAACTTTATTAAGTTTGCTAAGTCCAATGTTGGACCTAAAACTGAGAAACGTGATGACTGGAAACGTGATCGCAAGATTGCACGTAAACAGAAACAACAAGCACGAAAGGTTGCATGATGTCTGATAGTAAAGTCACGATAGTTTGTAAGCACTGTGGCAGTGACAATGTTATGCTTGATGCCTATGCCATGTGGTCTGTTGAAGAACAGAAATGGACACTTGCTGCCACCTATGACGTAAGTCATTGCGTTGATTGTGAATGTGAAACCAGACTTATTGAAAAGGAACTATCCAATGCCTAGCTATCTTCTGTATCAGATCAAACTGAACACTCAGCAAATTCAGACGCAAGTGTTTCGTGACATCAAGTTTGACACCATGCTGCTGCGTGATGGAGAGGCACAGAAGCCTGTCGATGCAGCCTGTGTGTTCAACCTATACAAGTTGGTGGCACTGATTGCTGCCCATGACATTGAAGAAGCCTTTAATGTTGGCAATGGCTACCCTAGCAATAGCAAGTCTCGCATTGAAAAGTTTCGTCATGCCTACTCTATGTCTGTTGGCGATGTGCTCGTTGACATAGAGGCTGAGAAAGCATATGCCTGCTGTTCATATGGCTGGCAACAAATTGACTTCACCCCTACTACCTACGCAGCATAAGGAGAACTACACATGTTTATCATCGTCGCAACTAAGCCTCTCAACGACACCACCAAAGGTTTCCGCTTCAATGTGCTTGGCCTCAAGGGTCTGGTGCGTAAGCGTAAGCACAAGTCTCGTGGCTTCAAGCTGTTCAAGCGTGACGAGTGTATGACTGCACATCACGTTGGCAAGTTCAGCTTGTATGTTGAACGTAACCCCAAGTCTCAGCGTAAGCTGTTTCACTTTGCTGGATAAGGAGAGACACTATGCCTAACTGGTGCATGAACACTGCCACAATCACTGGCGATTACGCCACACTGGAAGCCATTGCAGAGGCGGTGAAGGAGAACCGCCTACTGGAATACCTAGCACCTATTGGTGAGTGGGAGTATGACACTGCCGTGGAAACATGGGGAACCAAGTGGGATGTGTCCGCTGTGGATTGGGAACTTAATCCTGAGACACAGGAACTAACACTTAGCTTTGACTCTGCATGGTCTCCACCTATCGGTGCCTACATGAAAGGTGAAGAACGGCTTGGCATCTCTGTGACTGCATACTACTACGAACCCGGCATGTGCTTTGCTGGTGTGTATGCAGACAGTGAAGATTGCTTCTATGAAATTGACTTCAACGATACGTCATGGCGAGAGGATATTCCACAGGACGTTATTGACACTTGTAATCTGGAAGATGAATACTTTAATCATCTGGAATACATCAGTGAAGATGAGGATGAATGATATGAATATCTGGTTCGAAACTGCGGATGCTGTCATCACAGTCTACACTGTAGAAGATGCATTTGAACAGAACGAAACAAAAGAGATTCTGACTGAGATACCTTTCAGTCAGGGTGATGATGTAAACACTGAGGCTTTTCGCAAGAGTGTTTTTCAAGCATTCGATGTGCTAAGCGGTATCTACGCTAGTTTTAATCATGTTCACATAACTTTAGAGATAAAGTTTCTGGATAAATACGTGAACATTTGAACAGCAGGAGATGAACTGATGCCATGTAAAGTAGCTTGTCACACACCAATGGGCTGGTTCTTTTGGGATGATACGTTGTTCAGCACAACTGAAAGAGCAATGGCTTTCATTGAAAAAGAAAAAGACTACATCAAGTATGATCTGTTTCTTGTCTACCCTGATCGCATGAAAGGATGGAGTGCAAACAATGATAGTTAATGCTTACGAAATTACACTTGAAGTCGATGGTGTGGAGAGTGTCATTCAACTGGATGACACTTACCCATCGATTGAGGATTGGAAAACTGCCACTCACTTTGCCTTCATGCTGGCTAGGCACAACTATCCTGAAGCTGTGCACATTGATCTTGTGTCTGTGGCTGAGTATGAAGCAGAGGAATATGAAGAGTATGACTACATCTATGAAGCACCAATGGCAATTAACTGAGGATGATCCCTGCGATGAATGGAAGAACCTTGATCGATTACCTAAAGCGAATAGGCATAGCTCTGTCTGTGCTATTCAATGTGATCACATTTGGTCCTAGCAATCAGACATTCAGTGCCCGTAACTATGGGTGGAAACGTGAGGGTAAGTTTAACTTTGTTCCCATCATAGACTTTGTTGCACGTTATGTGTTTCGTGAACGCCATCACTGCCAGCTAAGCTGGGTATATTGGCGAGTGCGTAAGGATGTTGTGTTCGAGAAGCAAACTAAGTCCAACGTTGGACCTAACCGGAGAAATGCAGATGAACCGATTTATTATTGACCACACACCAGAAGCTATCGCACAGTCACTGTGTGACAAGCACGTAGTTAAGATGCCGCTAGAAGAGGCACAGATGCTGTCTACTGTAGTGCGTCAGCTTGACCCTGACTATGCAGACAAGTATGGCCTGTATCGTGTAGCACATAAGAACCATCCCTGCACACTGTGGGCTGGCATGTCTCGTTCAAACTACATGTATTCCCTGCATCTGTTTCGTGCTATGCTACATGAATACACACATCGCTATGGCAAATACCATGCGTCAGAGCGGCTGCTACCAGCACTGTCTGATGCAACATGGATGCTTGATGATGTAGGCATGACAGATCACCCTGAGTGTTTCGGGGATCATGTGCATCTTAGATCACATGAGCCGTGGCCTGTTGAAAGTTACCGCAAGTTCTACAAGACTAAGCAACAACGCTTCCACATGGTATGGTCTAGCAGACCTGTGCCAGAATGGTTTGAGGACAAGGATCATGCTACTTAACACAGCACTTATATGCTTAGCCATGAATGTGTATTACGAAGCACGTGGTGAGGGCATGATGGGCAAGTATGCCGTTGCACATGTTGTGATGAATCGTGTTGCGCATGACAGATTCCCAGACACTGTGTGTGCTGTAGTAAAGCAGAGACATAGCACTGAACTACATCAGTGTCAGTTCAGTTGGTATTGTGATGGTAAACCTGAACGACCCGCTAACGCACGAGCATGGGAAGAAGCCCAGCTAATCGCTCGTGATGTGCTTGATGGAATAGTGGATGACATTACGGATGGTGCACTGTTCTATCATGCTAACTATGTCAGCCCATACTGGGCAGAAGAGTTCAACCACACTGTTACATATGGGACACACAAGTTCTATTCGTATTAGTTTAGTGTTGAACTATCTACATAACTATGGCACAGTTGCCAAACGTAAACCAAAGGAGAACCGATATGGCTTTTGACATGATTCCCGAATACCTCGACTTCGATGTGGCTTTCGAAGAAACCAAAGTGAGTGACAAGAAGTATGTCATCAACAGCAAGACTGGAGAATACCTTGGAATTGTCGGACACAAGTTTAACTGCGCTAATCATCGTGACTTTTATAGTGGTGTTGTGGATACACTCACGGAAGAACTAGGTGATGATGCGATCAGCACTGCGAAGTTCAAGTGGCGCACTGCACGTAATGGTGCATGGACTATGATGGATGTTACATTCCCTAACACTAAGTCTGTCATTGCGACTGACAAGCACGAGACTGAGGTGGCACAGCGAATCATCTCACTGCATGGCATTGATGGCACGTGCAGCAATCAAGTGTTCTTTGGACAGATCGATTTCTTCTGCACCAATGGCATGATTCGTGGAGACTATGACAAGGTGCGCCGTAAGAACACTGCCAACTTCACGATGGACAGTTTCATCTATGAACTGAATCGTGCGCAGACTGACTTCAAGAAGCAGTCACAGGAGTTGCAGGTGTGGGCACAGACAAGCCTCAAGTATGTGAACGTATCGTCACTGCTTGAAGAGATGCTTGGCTCTGAGCGCAAGGCAGAGCGTATGTATAGCTTGTATATGCAAGAGGCATCAGTGCGTGGTCACAACAAGTGGGCATTGTATAGTGCCTTTACAAACTACGCATCGTATGCAGATGAACGTAATGGTTTCAATCTGCGTAACACTGGCAACGACACACAGGCAATCAGCATGTGGTCACGTGAGCAAGAGGTAAGCAAGTGGATCAGTGATGATCGCTTCAAGATGCTGGAAGCAGCGTAATGGTAAAGCTGCCACGCTATGTGCAACGACGGGTGTCACCTTCGGGTGACATCTCTTTCCGTTACAACCCACCACAGAAGTGGGTAGACGCAGGGCTTGTGACTCGTGGCGAGATGCCAAGTGATGTGCGTGAGATGCGTAAGCTTGCACGACAGTATAACGATGCCATCGATCAGTATCGTGATGTTCAATCACAGATTGTGAAGCTAAACAACAGCAGCACTGTGTCTGATCTTGTCGAGTTCTATTATCAGTCTAATGATTTCAACATGTTACGTGAGACAACTAAAGCAGATTACAGGTATTGTCTCACTGAATTATGTGACAAGCTTGGCACCAGAAAGTATCAGTCTGTTACATCTAAGGTTGCAAAGCAGGTGTATGAGGAATGGGTGAAGCGGGGTGTCAGCTTTGCGAATCACGTGGCTACCTCTGCTAGTCGAGTGTATAACTATGCGATCACGATGGAAGAAGCTTTCGTGAATCCATTTGGAAACATAAAGCGCAAGCAGCCTAAGCAGCGCAAAGTAGTGTGGGAGCATGAACATGTTATCTCTTTCCTTGATGTTGCTTATTCTAGTTTTGACTATCGTAACGTGGGAATCATAATACACATGGCATACGAGTGGTGCCAACGTTTGGGTGACATGAGGATGCTAACATGGGATAACATAGACTTGGACGAGAGGCAACTACATCTGGAACAAAGCAAGCGTAGAGCAGAAGTTTTTCTGCCTATCTCAGATGACCTGCACTACATGCTGTCACAGCAGAAAGCTGACTTTGGTTTTCAGAAGTATGTTGCACCATATCCTAAGCCTGAACGTGGAGTGTTCACACCCTATCGTATGGAACGTCTGTCGAAAGTAGGTAGACGTATCATGCGAGAGGCTGACCTACCTGAAGAGCTACGTCTCATGGACTTACGTAGAACAGGAGTGACACAGATGGTTGACAAGGGTGTGCCATTGCCACAGATCATGTCGGTGACTGGACACAATCATGTTGCATCTGTGCGACCATACATGAAGCATACCTTCGACAGTGCGAATAATGCCTTGACACGCAGAAACGTATCGGTAAAATCGAGCGTATGTGAGTAACATTGAAAGTGATATACAATGAATATAAGAGAATATATAAATGATCTATCACTAAGTAATGGTGAGACTAAGCGTCTTAACTGTCCTTCATGTGGAGGATACAAGACCTTTACTGTGACGAACAACATGGGTTCTCTTGTATGGAACTGCTACAAAGCTAGCTGCACTCTTAGTGGTGGCACGAGAGTGCGTCTTACCAGTGAGGATATTCGTAAGTCTCTTGGTAGTGTTGCAGAAGAGACACACTCTGGGTCATTCGATAAGCCTGAGTGGCTTGTGAAAGATAACGACAGCATCGCATCCTTCTGCGATCAGTGGGAGTTGGATGCTGACGAACTGGGCTTGTTGTATGATGTGAAGGAGAACAGAGTTGTGTTCCCTGTCATGCAAGGCAGTGTGATGGTGGATGCTACTGGTAGATCATTGTCACACCGCTTACCTAAGTGGAAACGCTATGGAAAAAGCAGCTTGCCATACTCGTGGGGGCATGGTACAACTGCGGTTGTTGTTGAGGACTGTGTGAGTGCCGCTATTGTAGGTGGTGATGTGTATGTCGGGATAGCAGTGTTGGGCACATCACTATCTGATTATCACAAGAGGCATCTTGCACAGTTCTCAACAGCAGTGATTGCGCTTGACCCTGACGCACTCCCGAAGACACTGCAATTTGCGAAAGAGTTAAGAGGTTATGTAGACACAGTGAAAGTGCTGCGACTACACGATGACCTGAAGTATCGTAACCCTACCGACATTGAAAACCTTACAACACTAGGAGCCTGACATGGAATTATCATTGGTCCGTAGCTTGATGGACAAAACATTCTATGACGATCACCGGGGTGCACGTTGCCCTGATCGTCTGTTCAGCAAGGATGTTCGCAAGATCAAGCAGACTATTGACGCAGCGATGGATCGCTACAGTCGCACTGTTACACCTGACGAGATTGAAGCATTGTTCATGTCGAACAATCCGACAATGACTACAGCACAGAAGCAAGCCTACAGTTCCCTGTTTAATCAGATTAAAAAAGAACAGCCTATGGGCAGTGACATTGCACAAGAGGTATTATCCAAGCTGTTTCAGCAAGTTGTTGGCGAAGACATTGCCAACCTTGGGTTTGATTATGTGAATGGCAGCAAAGGTAGCCTTGAGCCTTTGCGTATTCTGCTTGAGCAGTATGGTGATGACTTCACTCCAAACCTGAATGTCGAGTGGGAAGACATCTCACTTGATACCATCATGGCTATGAATGATATGGAAGCACGTTGGCACTTCAACATTCCTACGCTGACACGCAAGGTGGAAGGCATCAACGCTGGTCACTTGGTCGAGGTAGGTGCCCGTCCTAATACGGGTAAGACTTCGTTCCATGCGTCACTGATTGCAGGTCCAGATGGATTTGCATGGCAGGGTGCCAAGTGTGTAATCCTGTGTAACGAAGAAGGCTACCATCGTGTGGCACAGCGTTACATCACGGCAGCATGTGGCATGGACAAGTATGAGATTGCCAAGAACAAAGACGCAGCTATGGCACAATACAATCGCATTCGTGACAACATCAAATTCAAGGATGCAACTGGTCGTGACATGGCATGGGTAGAGAGCGTGTGCAAGTCATACAAGCCTGACATTGTGATCCTTGATATGGGTGACAAGTTTGCCAAGACAGCGGGCTATGCACGTCCTGATGAGGCACTGAAAGCAAATGCCATTCATGCACGGCAGATTGCAAAACAGTATGAGTGTGCTATATTCTACATGTCTCAGCTTAGTGCAGAGGCAGAGGGTAAGGTGGTGTTGAACCAAGCTATGATGGAAGGCAGTCGAACTGGTAAGGCAGCAGAGGCAGACCTTATGATTATGATTTCTAAGAACCCACCAGTAGAGGGACAGGACGAGGAAGACTTGCAGCGGCACTTGAATGTGGTGAAGAACAAACTATCTGGCTGGCACGGCATTGTGCATTGTGATTTGGAATACAAGATTGCGAGATACGTAGCATGACCAACCAAACGGAGAGGATCGGGGATGAGTGACGATCTGGCAAGGATTTTAATCACTGACACAGTAGAACATGAGGATGGTTCAGACACCTACACTTTCGACCTTGACGATGCGTCCAGCAAGAAGATCACTGAGTTGGGGCTGGAGCTAGTCATAACCTGTGCTGCATATGGGCTGGACATTCATGATGCACTGACCCATCTGATTGAATACGGAAAGAGCAAGGAGGCGGAAGATGACAACAGCTAAAGAGAAACTGGTAGCACGACTGCTTGATGGTGGTGATGATATCTTCACTGACTTTGTAGTCGTCGGACTAGAGGACAGCCTTGAGAGTATCTGCGCTGAAGTGGAGCGCCTGCTTAACATCAAGAACCTGTCACCTATCCAACAGACAGACCTGATTGAGTTGTATCACGATGGGAAATCTACTATCCGAGTGTTACAGTATTACACTACCAATTACTATTACGATCAGGGTCGGCTAATGAATAAGGCTTGGGATAGAGTATTGGGGGATGTATTATGATGGCTGGTATCAAAGCAACACTTAAGGACCACATGGGTTCTGACCTGTCTGTTGTGAACGCAGCACGGGTCAGCTTTGGTAAGAAGCACGATGCATTCCAAGACAAAGACATCAAACTGATCCGCTACCTTGCAAAGCACAAGCACCTGTCACCCTTCGGCCATGCCTTCGCATCCTTCCATGTCAAGGCTCCTATCTTTATCAGGGCACAACTTGTTAAGCACAAGTTCTTGCGTGTCAACGAAATCAGTAGGCGATACGTAGATGACAACGTAGAGTTCTATGTACCTGACGTTTGGCGTGGGCGTAGTGCTGACAAGAAACAGGGCAGCGAGGGTGAGGTACATTCTAATGCAAACATGTTATACTATAATGACAAGTGCCTTGCCATGTACAACCAACTGCTTGACGAGGGTGTAGCACCTGAGCAAGCCCGTATGGTTCTTCCACAATCCACCATGACAGAATGGTGGTGGAGCGGTAGCCTTGATGCCTTCGCTGCTATGTGTGTACTACGCTGTGCACCTGACACACAGTACGAGACACGCATTGTGGCTGACCAGATCAGCAAGGTGATGGGGGATCTATTCCCTGTATCATGGGAGGCATTGATGAATGACTAAGTATGCAGTGATGATAGAGGTGGATGAGGGTGAATGGATGTATCTATCACATGATAATCCTTTCACATATTACAGCAAGCCATGTGTATTTGACACTAAGCAGGAAGCAGATGACGCTGCTAAAAACTGGAACACGGGCTGGGTTGTAGAGTATAACATGGAGACAGTATAAGATGGGTAAGTTACCTGAAGGGCGTAAGCCGTTACCAAATGAGTGGTTTGTCGATAGAGCCAATCAGTTTTTGAAGGACGATAAAGAATGTACACAGTCGAGTTCGAACCAGACTCAGCAATCATCGTCTCGCTTGACGAAGCAGCAGAGTTCGCAGACATCAGATTAGTAATAGGTGATGACAACACTGTTTACATCACACAAGATGATGAGTTGTTGGGTGACAGTGTGATTGCTATTTCATATCAGCAGCTACTAGACTTGATGGCTGCATTACGTAGCCCTGAAGGGGCATTCTATACACGATTAATTAATGGAGGTTGCTATGGCAAAATGGGTTCTACCAGACGAGACTGAGCTAGTTAAAGTTAGCGAAGCTATGAAGAAGTATGACATGACACTCACTGAAGTGTTGAGTGCTATTAAAATGTATGCAGATGATCGTGACTTTCAGAGGGCACTTGACGAGCACTACAATAATTTGATAGACCCTACTATGGAATACTGGTCGCCATGACTGGAAGGAGCCGACATGATACTAACACTCGACGTAGAGAACACTGTTGTGGAACGCAATGGAAAGATGCATCTTGATCCATTCGAACCAGAGAACACACTTGTTATGGTGGGTATGCTAGATGATGATGGGAACGAAGACATTGTAACATTCGATCATGCAGAGCATAAACCCACACAAGAAGGGAGGCGCATTGTCCAAGACAAACTGGATGGCACCTCCCTTCTCATTTGTCACAACGCAGCACACGATCTTCTGTGGCTGTGGGAATCAGGCTTCACATATGATGGTGACATAGCCGACACGATGTTGATGGAGTATGTCCTACAGCGTGGACAGAAAGAGCCACTGTCACTTGAGGCATGTGCTGAACGTTATCAGTTGGCTGTGCAGAAGCAGGACACGCTGAAGGAGTATTTCAAACAAGGCTATTCTGTTCGTGATATTCCACACGCAGAGCTATCTGAGTATCTGTCTCACGATCTACATGCAACACAGCAGTTGTTTCGTAGGCTTCGTGATCGATACACAACCACTGATGCTCCATTGAATAACACAATGCTGTTCACCAATCGTATTGCTAAGCACTTGGCTAAGATTTATCAGAGAGGATTTGCCGTTAACTTAGACGCATTGGAAGATGTGCGTAAAGAGTTTGAGCAGGAGAAGCAGGAACTGTTGCACCAGCTTGAGGCACAGGCACGTGAGTTGATGGGTGATCGTCCTATCAATCTCAATTCACCAGAGCAGTTGTCTTGGGTTATCTACAGCCGTGCACCTCAGGATAAAAAGACATGGCCTTCTCTGTTTGATAATCGTATGGATGCACGTGAGTTCAACAGCACAGTGAAGCGACACACAGATGTTCTATATCGGCAGAAGGCACACCAGTGTCAGCCATGTAAGGGCGTAGGCAAGGTGCATAAGACTAAGAAGGATGGTACGCCATTCGCCAAAGCAACCAAGTGTTCAGAGTGTGATGGCTCTGGTTATTTGTTTGTGGACGATAAGCGTACAATCGCAGGATTAAAGTTTAATGCACCAGATCATAATTGGATAAGCGCAAATGGATTCAGCACAAGTAAAGACAACCTCACCTTCCTTGAGGGAATTGCAAAGTCTCGCAGCATGGATGATGCAGCACTCTTTCTACAGCGAGTACGTAGGCTTTCTGCTGTTGATACTTATCTCTCAAGCTTCGTAGATGGCATTGCCACTCACACAAAGCAGGATGGTAAGCTGCACGTGAGATTGTTGCAGCACAGGACAGCAACAGGTCGTCTGTCTGGTGCTGATCCTAACATGCAGAACATGCCACGTGGCGGTACATTTCCTGTGAAGAAAGTGTTTGTGTCACGCTGGGAAGGTGGACAGATTATGGAAGCTGACTTCGCACAGTTGGAGTTTCGTGTGGCTGCATATCTTAGCCAAGACGATACTGCGATTGAGGAAGTGACCACAGGTTTCGATGTGCACAGCTACACTGCAAAGGTTATTTCCGATGCAGGTCAGAAGATGTCACGTCAGGAAGCGAAGGCACATACCTTTGCTCCTTTGTATGGTGCTAGTGGATTTGGTCGTACACCAGCAGAGGCTGCATACTACAAGCAGTTCACTGAAAAGTATTCTGGTATTGGTAAATGGCACGAAGCACTAGCAAAGGAGGCACTGAGTACAGGAAAGATTACGACACCATCTGGCAGAGAGTTTGCTTTTCCAGATGTACAGCGGCGTAGGTATGGTGGAGTTACATACTTCACACAGATCAAGAACTTCCCTGTGCAATCATTTGCTACAGCGGATATCGTTCCTGTGTCGTTGATCTACATCGACAAACTTCTTGAGGCTAACAAACTTCAAAGCTGCATCGTCAACACAGTGCATGACAGTATCGTGATTGATGTGCATCCTGATGAAGTAAAAATGGTGCTCAAGGTTATTGACACAGCTAACAGAAATCTGCTAAAGATTGTGAACAGTAAATGGCAACTAGACTTTAACGTACCGCTACTTCTTGAAGCTAAGATCGGGCCTAACTGGCTTGACACAAAAGATGTAGCGTGATATAACTACCATCCACTTGAAAGGAGATACTTACATGAATGAACTAACAACAGTTGATGCAAAGACCTATGCAGAAATGGCAAAGGTTATGGGCATGTCGCTCAGCACAGGTACTCGTGAGAAAACTAGTAGCCTAGCACGTCTTAGACTTAACCATAATCCTATTATGGGTGAGTCAGAAGTTAACGGCAAGAAAGTTAAGATGGAAATTGTAGGTGCAGGCACTTACAAATTGGATATTCCAGATGGTCCAACTTATTACGCAGAATCTGCGGTTATTAAACCATATGCTAAACGTTTTATGTACAAGCGTTTTGTAATGGGAAGTGACAAGACACCTAACCGCTACATCAAAACTGTGATGGCAGATAGCCTTACCATTGATTTGAAAGATAACGATGGTGGCTTTAACTGCGGCAAACCTGCAGGGTATATTCAAGACTTCAAGGCACTGCCAGAAAAAACACAAGAGCTGATCCGACAGATTAAACGTGTACTTGTTATGTTCGGTACAGTTGAACTTACAAATGCGGTAGATGAAAGTGGTAATTCTGTAGATGTACCAGCAACACCATTCATCTGGGAAATTGAAAACCGTGACGCATTTAAGACTGTAAGTGAGGTTTTAAATAAGTATGAAAAGATGCGCCGACTTCTTGTTCAACATAAACTTATTGGAACTACAGAAGAACGCAAGCTACCAAATGGTAACTCGTTTTATCTACCTGTCACGCAGTTAGATTTGTCAGAGACTTTCGGTATAGATAATGAAACACGTGAAACACTCGAAAACTTTAAGGCTTGGGTGAATAATTATAACGAATACATCCTTAGTGCTTGGGATGAAAATGCACACAAGTCTGAAGTTGTTGATACTGAAATGGTTGAAGACTTCATTGACGTAGACATGGAGGACTTTGCATAATGTATCATCCCGCTGAACTGACGTTGCACCAGTATCTAGAAGACGCTGCAAACGGTAAGTCATCTATCTCTGAGGATACGATTGAACGTATTGCAAAAGACGTTGCAGATGCTGTTCGCCGCCAGTTCGGGGGAGGACGGGGGAGTGATGGGTTTAGACTGCGTATGTCTAATATAGGCAGACCAGCTTGCCAACTTTGGTTTGAGAAAAACAAACCAGAGACATCACTCCCCAAGCCCAACTCATTTGTGATGAACATGATGTTGGGTGATATCGTTGAAGCAGTATTCAAGGGGGTGCTAGTGGAAGCTGGCATTCCCTTTGGTGAATCGGAACACGTAACGCTGAAGCTGAATGACACAGAGATTAGTGGCACGTATGACCTAACCCTGAATGATGCAGTAGACGATGTTAAGTCAGCCTCTGACTGGTCATATCGAAATAAGTTTGAGTCATTTGATACACTGGCATCTGGCGATTCGTTTGGTTACGTTGGACAGCTAGCTGGTTACGCTAAAGCCTCAGACAAGAAGGCTGGTGGCTGGTGGGTAATCAATAAAGCCAACGGGCAGTTCAAGTATGTACCTGCTGATGGCATCGACATGAATGCAGAGTTGGACAAGTTACAGAATACAGTTGATACTGTAAATGCTAACGAGTTTCAGCGTTGCTTCGAACCAGAGCCAGAGACATACAGAGGAAAGCCGACAGGAAACATTGTGCTCAACAAGAACTGTGCGTTCTGTGACTACAGATTTGAATGTTGGCCTACGTTGCAAGAGCTACCATCTAAGGCATCACAAGCACGTGATCCTAAGACAGTGGCATACATTAAAGTAAAGGAGTGATACATGCTAGGAGATGATGAAATTAAAGAGATGCAAGAAGAGATTGACATGCTTGAGAAAGAGGTAGCTAAGCGTAAGAAAGAACTAAGTGATCGACGTTATAGTGGTCTACGTGCCGCAGTTGAAGCACGGCAATCTGCAGACAAAGCTATTCTTGAAGAGCTACGTAGTCTTGGCTATGCAGTGACTAGAAAGAACTGGATGTTCTGATGGACGGAAGGCAGTTTAAAGCTGCCCTGAAACATGGGTATAGGAGCGGGCTAGAGATTAAGATCAAGGATTACTTGAAAGAGAACAACGTTCCCTTTAAGTATGAGAAGGTCAAGATCGAATGGGAAGACCTGATGTACCGCACCTATACCCCCGACTTCATTCTACCCAACGGGATTATTATTGAAGTAAAGGGTAGGTTCACATCAGAGGATCGCAGGAAACATCTTGCAGTAAAGAAGCAACACCCAAACCTAGACATTCGGTTTGTGTTCGAAAGCAGTAGACGCAAGCTTAGCAAGGGTGCTAAGACTACATATGGTCTGTGGTGTGAGAAGCATGGCTTTCAATACTACGATAGGATCATTCCACAAGAGTGGCTAAAAGAAAAGGGTAAAGACACACACCCTGATCTGATTAAGTTTCCATTCTCAAAGATTAAAAGGAGCTAATGTGAACGAAGAAAGTATTTTAATCGACTTTGATCCTAACGACTTCCTCATTAGGCTTAACCCAATGCTAGATGAAGATGGATATTGGTCTGGTGATATTTCAGTCGGTATTGTCACAACACCAGAAAACAATCTGGACGAAGAAGACTTCGATCAGATGATGTATCTTACTATGCTAGTCACTGCATCCTTGCCCTTGATGGAAGACAGTGTAGAGTTTAGAAAGGCACTAAACAAATACGCTAAGAAACTTCACAATGATTCAGATGAAGAATCGCCAAAGCCTAAGACAGAAAAAATCGCTGACAACGTAATCAAATTAAAATTCTAGGAGGCAACATGTTTGATCCCGTAGATAAACCGAAACATTATAACATGGGTGACATTGAGTGCATCGATTACATCAAACAGGTTCTAGGATTGGAAGGTTTTATTGCGTACTGCCGTGGTAATGCAATGAAGTACCAGCACAGAGCAGAATATAAAGGCAAGTTTCTAGAGGATATGCGTAAGCATAACTGGTATAGCAACAAAGCCACAGAAGCTATTGAGGAATTAAATGCTAGTAAAAGTACTACTCACTCTTGAAATAGACGAAGAAGAATATCACATGCCTGTTGATGGATTCGTTGATGATGAAATTCACGAGGCACTACATGAATTTATCTATGACATTGATGGCATAGATATTAAGCATATCAAAATCGTATCGGAGTAATTGAATGAACAACTACCTACCTACGGATTACCAGTCTTTTATTCATACATCTAGGTATGCTCGTTGGCTGGACAATGAAGGTCGGCGTGAAAGCTGGCCTGAGACAGTACAGAGATACATGGATAATGTTGTATATCCTAAAGCGGGAAACGACTCTTATATTAACCAAATTCGTGATGCTATCCTTGGTCTGGAAATCATGCCATCCATGCGGGCTATGATGACTGCTGGTCCTGCACTGCAGCGTGACAACACCTGTGCATACAACTGTAGTTACTTGCCTATCGATGACCCGAAGTCCTTCGATGAGGCTATGTTTATTCTGCTATGTGGCACTGGTGTTGGCTTCTCAGTTGAACGTCAGTTTGTCACAAAGCTGCCTGAGGTTCCTGAGTTGTTCAACAGCGATACCACTGTCGTTGTGAAGGACAGCAAAGAAGGTTGGGCTAAGGCGCTTCGTCAGGTCATCGCACTACTCTACAGTGGTGAGATTCCAAGATGGGATGTTTCTAGGGTGCGACCTGCAGGTTCCCGCCTCAAGACCTTCGGTGGCCGTGCTAGTGGACCTGCTCCCCTGATCGACTTGTTCAACTTTGTTGTAGCCAAGTTCAAGGCAGCAGAAGGTCGTAAACTTACTGACATTGAGTGCCACGACATTATGTGTAAGATTGGTGAGGTTGTTGTTGTTGGAGGTGTACGCCGCTCAGCCATGATTTCTCTTTCTGATCTTAACAGCATTGCTATGTCTCAGGCAAAATTCTCTTCATACGATGTTGATGAATATGTACTTGTCTCTGAGGACGAAACCAGTTGGGCATATGCACTAACTATGAAAAAGAATCCTGCTGTACGTCCTACTTACAAGGTAACCCTATACAAAGGGAAGGATAAAGACGACTACAATCAACAAAGACTTGAGTATGAAAAGAAAGTAGGTTGGTGGACCATTGAACCTCAAAGGGCACTGGCTAACAATTCTGTCAGTTACGCTGAGAAGCCGGATGCAGTTGGTTTTATGAGTGAGTGGATGTCACTGGTCGAGAGTGGTAGCGGTGAGCGTGGTATCTTTAACCGTCAAGCATCAAAGAAGCAGGCATCAAAGAATAGCAGACGAGACGCAGACCAAGAGTTCGGAACAAACCCCTGTAGTGAAATCATCCTGCGACCCTATCAGTTCTGCAATCTTACAGAAGTTGTCGTCCGTGCGACAGACAGCATTGAAACGCTTGAGCAAAAAGTAAGACTGGCTACCATCCTTGGTACGATTCAGTCTACCTACACACACTTCCCATATCTTCGTAAGAAGTGGAAGGACAACACAGACGAAGAGAGGTTGCTGGGTGTTAGCTTGACAGGCATCATGGACAACCCGCTACTAACCCTAAATAATGCAGGATTGGAGAAAACACTTGAACATCTCAAAGCTATCGCTGTTGACACTAATCGTGAGTGGGCTGAACGTCTTGGCATCCCTGTTTCTGCTGCTATTACTTGCGTTAAGCCCTCTGGAACCGTCTCACAACTTGTGGATAGTGCTTCTGGCATCCACGCTCGTCATTCCTATTACTACATTCGTACTGTACGTGGCGACAATAAAGATCCACTGACACAGTTCATGAAGGATATGGGTGTACCCTCTGAGCCTTGTGTGATGAAGCCTGAGACAACTACTGTATTCAGCTTCCCGCAGAAGGCACCTAAGAATGCTGTAGTCACTGCTGATATGACAGCCATTGAACAGCTTGAGTTGTGGTTGGCTTATCAGCGCAACTGGTGTGAACACAAACCATCTGTCACAATCAACGTGAGGACTGACGAGTGGTTTGATGTTGGTGCATTTGTCTATAAGCACTTTGATGAGATGTCGGGTGTCAGCTTCTTGCCCTACAACGAACACACATATCAGCAGGCACCCTATCAGGAAGTTGGCAAGACTGACTATGAAAATCTTCTATCATTGATGCCAGAAAAGATTGACTGGTCTCGTCTATCGGAGTATGAAAAGGAAGACACAACTAAGTCAAGCCAGACCTATGCGTGTACTGGTGAGGTCTGCGAGGTTGTAGACTTAACGTAAATGTATCATAGACAGGGCATGAGGGCGTCTTGTGTCCTGTTTATAAAACACATAATAATATAAGGAGACACCATGTCTGTACGTAAGCCTTTTGAGAAACATCTTTATGACAAGTATGATAACAAAGCTAAGGATGCTCTCATAAAACTACTTGAAGATCGTGGGCATAAGATTATTTCTGTGTCTGAAAACTATTATGCTGACGTAGTTAGTGAGTACAAAGGCTACACGTTTCACAGCGAAGCGGAAGTCAAGACTGCTTGGACAGGTGAGTGGCCTACAGATTGGGATGAGATTCGTATTCCTGAACGTAAGTCACGCTTGATCAACAAGTACAATGGCTGTGTAGACTTCTACATCTTCGACAATAGCATTGAACAGTGCTGGCGTATCGAAGGTCGCAAGCTTACGGCAGACATGGTGAAGCCTGCCTTTGGTCGAAACATTCGTAGTGGCGAGACATTCTATCACTACCCATATAAGGATGCAGAGCTACTTGTTGTAGCGTAATCCTGTTACCTAAAACAATAACATGCGGAGATTATGGCTTGTATTCTCCGCATTTTTACTGTAGAAGATAATCTTCCCTTAGCTCAGCTGGATAGAGCAAGTGACTTCTAATCACTAGGTCGGGAGTTCGAATCTCTCAGGGAAGGCCAACTTACATGTCATCACATAGGAGATTTATATGGCATACTGGGGTTATCACGCAATGTTTGACTGTGCTGCTTGTGACATTGACTTGATCAGTGACAAGCAGAATGTGTACAACTTCATTAAGGAACTTGTTCCTGCTATCGACATGGTTGCATTTGGTGAACCCATGATCGAACACTTCGCTACTCATGCACCTGACAAAGCTGGTATCAGTTTCTGTCAGATGATTGAGACTAGCAACATCTCTGGTCACATGGTTGACCTGAATGGTGATGCCTACATCGACATCTTTTCTTGTAAGCCTGTGGATATTGGCATTGCACAGGACATGATCCAGAAATTCTTTGAGCCTAAGAAGATCAGAGTCAACTTCGTCACTCGTTCTGCTGGATAAAGGATAGTGCCTCAGAAGCATTGCTGGCGATGCAGCGGATTTGTAACCCGAAGATAGTCTGTTGGATTCAGATCTGAGGCACCATTATATATAAGGATTATATCTATGGCTAAAGTTCCAAACGTTACATGGAAACCAGAACCACTTAAAAAGAAAACATCACAAGGTAACACTAAGTCTCAGATCAAGCTTAGCTCTATGAATAAGCACAAGAAGCGTAGCTACAAACCAAACAGAGGGCAGGGGTAATGCCTAGTCCGTGTGTACGTGGCTGTCTGCTTTCAGATGGTGTGTGCACCTCATGTAAAAGGACGATCATAGAGATACGAAACTGGTCTATACTCACTGAGAAAAAACAACTGGAGATAATGGAATCAATAAACAATGGTACAACAAGAAGCCAAACGTACTCGCAGGAAGACTACATACAAAAACGCAGAAAGAAAAGACACAGCAGACCTACTGCCTCAGAATGAGAGACAGAAGGAATACATTGATGCGATTGAGAATTACAAACAAATCATTGTCCTTGGTCCTGCAGGAACAGGTAAGACATACATTGCGGCTACGTATGCAGCCAATCTGTATATCACTAAGCAGATTGACAAGATCATCATCACTCGTCCGAATGTAGCAGCAGGTAAATCTATTGGCTACTTTCCGGGTACACTTGAAGAGAAGATGATGCCGTGGGTCATGCCTGTTCTTGAGGTACTGCATTGGCACTTAGGCAAAGGTGCAGTTGAAACTGGCATAAAGAATGGTAACATTGAAATTGCACCCTTTGAAACTATGCGAGGAAGATCTTTCACAGATGCGTTTGTAATTCTTGATGAAGCACAGAACGTAACACCACATGAGATTAAGATGTTCTTGACACGTGTTGGAGAAAACTGTAAGGTTATTCTCAATGGCGATATCTTTCAGTCCGACTTGCAAGAGACAAGTGGGCTGAGTAAAGCCATTCACATGGTCAAGAAGTACATGCTTCCAGTTCCAGTGATTGAATTTAGAATGGAAGACATTGTACGATCTGATCTGTGTAAACAATGGATAGCTGCATTTATGCAAGAAGAAAAGAAAGGGCACTGAATGAAACAGAAACTTTCACGAGAGCAACGTGGTCTTGGCAAGTATGACGCACCATTGCGTATGCAATACGAGAAAGGCTACAAAGACTTTCAACGTGGTAGAGTTACTAATCCTTTTCATTCAGATACAATGCAGCATAGGGAGTGGCAACGGGGCTTTGACAAAGCTTATGCCGAGCAGCTAAGTAGAGTGCAGGAGAATGAACAAGCTAGAGCAAGAGGCACAAGAGTTTCTAAAGGAGAAGTACAAAATGTCTGACTTCAATTCGTATCAACGGTCAGCGTCTAGGACAGCAATCTATCCTGTAGAGCACAAGATTCTGTACCCCGCCCTTGGCCTAGCAGGTGAAGCAGGTGAAGTGGCAAACAAGGTGAAGAAGCTTATTCGTGATGGCGTAGAGAATGCACCAAAGGATTGGCGTGAACAGATCGCAAGTGAGATTGGTGATGTACTCTGGTACTGTGCTGCACTTGCTACTGATCTTAACCTTACACTAGGCATGATTGCTGGACAGAACGAAGCAAAGCTTCGAAGTAGACAGGAATCTGGCACACTAGGTGGTAGTGGAGACAAACGTTAAGCATAAAAAATGGGGGCCAAAGTGCCCCCATTCTTATGTGTATTATTGATATACTTTTCGTAGCGCATCGCCAAGACCTATCAGACGTTGCAAGTCTTCCGTACTTGTTACGTCTGGCTCTCTATCATATCGCTCAACAAAGTAATTAGTAGCCAACTTTCTAATATCGGGAGGTATTCTGCGGTACTGTACAACAGCATTTGTATATGGGTTTTCTGCGCCAACATTCATTTCACGTAGGTTAGAACGAAGGTCACGTACCAATCCGTTGATGAGTGGGATTACATTATTGTTTACATGCTGAGATTCAGTAAAACTATTTTTGTATGTGTCAGACATGTTTGCGTAATCAAGGCGCAGTTTTTCTTCTCTACGTTGTGCTGCTTCAGCGATGATAGGCAGCACTTTTCTAATCTGTTGATTCTCCCATCGCACTACAGTGGGCACTTCAGATGTGCTGCTAAGATCGTACTCGTTAAACCCTTTGTTAAGGAAGTATTCCCCATATTCTGAAGTAGCAGAACTTTGGCTAAGACCAAGAAGAACTCGTGCTGGTTGGTTCACACGTCTTCTACTTTCAGAGAATACATACTCTCTCAGTGGAAGTGCTGCTTCTTCTTCTGCAGTAAGACTAATTCCACGTTGTGCTGTAGGTCTTTCAAGTTCATTGAAGAAGGTAGTCCATCCATCAAGTGTTGGGTCTTCCCGTACATCACGATACTCAAGACCACGCTCACCTGTGGCTCTTTGTGCTTCAATTAACTGCGCAAATGGTACAAGCCAAGTAGACAGGTATTGACCAAAAAGAGCACCAGTTCTTCTACCAAAAGATTCCTCTTTTGTAAGATCAGTGCCATCTGCAATTGCTGCTAATTCCTCTAGAATAGCATTGCTCACACCTGCACGAAGATTGCTTCCTGTAAATGTTTCAGCAAACTCACGTGCATTAAACCAGTTATCAAGGGTTCCATCTCTGTAACGTCTGGCAGCTTCAGCAATGTACAGATATTGCCTCATTGGAAACTGCGGAGAAGTATCCATAACAACTCCTTCAGACGTATTCATTTGCTTATAATCAGCAGGAGCATCTTCACTTATACGATACTGGTAGGCCGCAGCAATAGCAGTCAATCCAAGCAAGTTTCGTGTAATACGTTGTCTGTCCTTAGCTGTAAGAGGACCACGATGAGATGGCATTACAAGGCTTGCCACCTTACGTGTCAGAGGAATGGATGCACCAGCCGCATACTGCCCCATAAGCTCCATGCTATTGAACATAAAGCGAGGGAATGGTACGACAGTTGTAAGACCATTACGTACAATAAACTGTGACCAACTGCGAAACATAGGAATGTCAGGCTGCTTTGCGTAAGTCACATCAAGCGATTTAGTCACAGCGTCATCTACTAGTGCCAAGAATGATCTTCTACTAGGTGGCTTTACAAGAGAAGAATCGTTTAACAAATCTTGTAGTTTCCCAGCCTGTAGTTCGTCTATTAGATCAATGCCATACTCATTACGTGTCAGCCTTTGTAACTCACTAAAGAACACACCACGCCTAATAAGATGTTCTTGCCATCTGTTAGGAATATTAAGAAAGTCAACAGCATCTTCCATTGTAGATAAAAATTTATCAGAAACAGTGCCGGAACCACGCCCTGTTAGCTTTTGAATTTCATTAATATTATTAAACATTCTGTCGTATTGCTTTGCTAGTTCTGGTCTCTGTAAAAGAAAATCAGTATACGCACGTGCTACATCAGGTCTGCTGTAGATCAAACGAAATTGGGCAAAGCTATCTTTCCAGTTTTGCTTACTAAACATTTCCATTACACCAGCAACAGTGCCTTCATTTGTGGCACGATATATTGCTGTGTCCGCAGCGTTTGCAAGCGCCTCCATAGGCACACGAATAGAAGCAGACGTTAGGTTACGTGCAGCCGTAGCAAGTTGTGAGACAAGTCCCCCTCTACGAATATTTTCAAGACGCATAAATGTACGTCTTAGGGTATTCTGCGCTTCAAGTGTAGCTTTAGCTGCCTCTTCTTCTGCAACACCAGAAGGTCTAGCACGTCTAATCTGAGACAATTTATTGAGGATTTTACCTGCCTCAGAACCAGAACCTACTACAGTAAGAATGTAGTCTTCAAAGGACAGACCATACTTGTTAAGATCGTCAATAAGTTCCTGCCCACCAATAAGTTCTTTGTTTACCGTAAGGTCAAAGAGACTATCTATAATAGTGCGGTTATTATTAAATGCTTCAGGATATCTTTGCTTGTAGTCTGAAGCAATGGCTACTACGGCATCAAATTTTTCTGGCCTAAGAATAGGCTGTAGAAGTTCATCAGCACCAGCTGCTAAATCTGTACCTGCTACATCTAGCATTGTCTCTTGACCAGCCTGCCTTGCTAGATCAGGGTCAATAACAAGTCTTCCATCATCCGTAGTAGTAGAAATTGTTTTACCAGTACGTGCTTCAAACGCACGAATGAGTTCTTCAGCAACACCTTGATTGTCTGCAGCTACCTGTGCTGCACGTTCAGCAGCTTCTCTTGCAACATCAGACGTAGCAGCTTCCGCAATAGCAACGTTATTTCTGTAGGCATTTCTAAGAGTACGAGTAGCACGTGAACTACGTGTTACATCAGCAATAGCTTTAACACCTGCCGCTGTACCAGCTATACTAGCAAGAGTTTCTAACCCTATAAAGCCAAGAGTAGTGGCAGCACCTGAGATATCACCTTCATCGTACTGCTGACGTGCTTCTTCATACATAATAGGAATGTCTTGTACACCAAGAATTGTGCCAGATACAGGAGCTATTTCTAGTAAAGTTACACTAGTAATAATTTCTTTTAGAGACATTCCCCTGTCTAGCAGTTCCTGTGTGATTGCACTACGAGAAGCGTTAGGGTCATCTAGCAATGCTTGAACAGTATCAGCTTGTTCTTCCAGTCGCCTTTGAATTTCTTCTGGATCACGAATAGGAACTTGAACAGTTGTGTCTACACCCTGCTCTTCCAATAAACCTGCATACTCAAGGTTCTGTACACCTGACTCAGATTCAGCACGTTGCACTTCATTAGTTAGAGCTTTCCGAAGATCGACACCAAACTGAGCACCAATACGGGCATCAAGACCCCAATCTTCTGGAATCTCGTAGAAGCCATCACCATACTCGTATTCAAGCATGTCGATGCGTTCATAAAACTCTTGCTCACTATCAACAGTTACTCTGCGCTGTGGAGTAGGTTCAACTTCTGCAGTAGCTTCAAGATCATCGTCAATTCTAGGAGGAAGCATAGCTACATCAACACCCTGTGTGAGTCCGGGTTCTGTTACGTCAGCTTCACTTATAGTTTCTTCAACTTCTAGAGGTTCTACTTGGTCTTGTTGAGTGCTTGTTGCACCAAACGCACTAAGAATATCTGCACCACCAGCATTACCTCTAACCTCATTAGACGGAAGAGTTGGTGAAGGCGTAGCAGGAACCTTTGTTGAATCTACACCAAATGCACCAAGAATATCCGCACCACTTTTATTTCCGGGTTGTGCTGGTGGTGTATCCTCATCTTCTGTAGTAGGCACATTATTATTTGTTACGCCAAACGCACTAAGAATATCTGGCTTTTCTCTTTCATCTGCCATATTAAAAGTGCCTTAATTTAGAAACAGAAAATCATAAGAGCGTCCATCTGCATCTGTATTTGTTGGCATTGGAAAGCCAGTATAAACAACAAATCTAGTCGTGCCATCTGCTGTTTGAACGGGTATAACATCCCCAACTCTATAGCGTCCTTCTCCTACCAGTGTATTAAACGTGACAGGATCAACTTGTTCTTTAAGTCTAGCAGAAGGTCCAGCATAGCGAATACCATTTCCGTAATCTATAAATCCCCTTGTTGCAGCAGTTTGCATATCATTAACTGTATTAGCAACCAACGGATCATTCTTATCACCATGAATATTTTGTATAGATTGTGCAGCTTGAATCATAGATAGATACGCAATATGTTCTCTACCCTCCATGTTATTTAAAATTTCAGCATCAACGTTTGTTTGAAAACCATTAAGAGTATAGGCTCGTCTTAGCTGACTATTAGCAATAGTTTCAATCTGTGTCCCAGTATAAAACCTTACCTCTTCATTTGGCTCTCTTTCGTTTTCTTTCACTCTTGCGTAATCTGCGTTTACTCTATCAAACTGCGCATCAAGCTCAGCAATTTGAGGGTCATTTGGATTTTTCTCAAAAAGACGTTCTTTTCTTTGCGTAATTTCAACAAGAAGAGCGGCATAGTTGCTAGCAAAGTCTTCTGGCTCACCGAATAAAGTAGCAACTGCTTCAGTGTTTACCCTAACACCTGCACCCATAATAGTTTGAATGGGTGCTTCCGTTCTTGCTGAAGTACTAATGGTAGCTTCAGGTGCACTAGGAGCAGCAAAAGTAGCCATGTCATTTTGTGTCTGCTGATCAGTTACGTCGTTACTTCCACCGCTATGTCGAAGAAGGATATTTGCGTCTTGTCCTTTTTCTGTTGCTGTTGCACCCCAAGAAAGGTATTGATCTACTACAGCCTCACCACCCAATGCAATTCTTGCGGCATTTTCAGGTGTATAAAACATAGACAGTGCGTTCATCATCTTTTCTGTAGCAATCTGCTCACTACGTCTACGGCTAGATGCTGCAGCACGTTGTCTCATTGCCTCTGTCTCGGCAATCTTTTCCATTTCAAACTTGCGTTCTTGTTCAGCTTCCAGATCTTTGACAAGCTGTTCAGAAAAACCACCTACAAATGCGCCAAAGTTAAAAGCCATTATGCTCTCCTAGCCATAAGACCACCCATAGGTGCAGGTGCTTCCATCATATCTTCTTCGCCCATGTCTTCTTCGACAGGCATTTCTTTTTTCGTGGCGGGTTTATTCTTTTCTTTTTCCATACGGTCTTGAATACGTTTCTTCGCCAGAGCAATGTTAGACTCACTGAATGTGTTGTCTTTCGTTTCCATCTCCGTACCAGTATTGTACTCAATACCTTCCATGTCAGCCACGTAAGAAATAGCTTCAATAAGAACAGGAAGAACCAAAACACCAACATCAATTGTATGTTTGCCCTCCATGACTGCGCTTATTTGAAGGGCATTTGCAAATGTCGTAACAGGAACACCCATCTCTAAAACATTTAGCATATCGTTACGAAGTGCAGGATTCAAGATTCTGGGAATGTAATATTCCAGCGCCTCTTCCACTGTGGTATATTGAGGCGGATTTTCCCAAGGACGATTGCCCAATTCAGAAGTAAGAGATTGGCCGGGAATAGGAGCATCAATTGATAGTTGCGGTAGTTCAGCCATTTCTTAGTTTCTCTCTTTCTTTACGGATTTCCATCACGTATTCCGCCACACGTTCTCTAGGTGTTTTTTCTTTAGCTTCAACTTTTTTTGGTTCAATCTTGCGTGAAAGCAAACCAGATGTTTCTCTACTTTTTGTAGATTCTTGATTTGAAATAGGAAGATTTCTATACGCCATAGATGCAACGTTATACATTATTATTTACCTTTATCCAAATAGACTGCCAAGGAAAGAACCACTAAGATCTGATGTTAACAGTTTAAATACAGCAGAACCAAAGTTAGATGAAGAGGTATAATCTTCTTTCATAGATTGAATGTCTGCATTAGAATCTGCCCGCAACTGTTCAATTGCAAGATTGACAGTACGCTCTCTTTCATTTTCAGCAGATGTCCATGCCCATTCCATGTTATCTCTATAGTACTGCCACAAGTTATTATATGAAGACTGAGATACATCAAGAAGTGCAGTAGCATTTAATTCATTCGCACGGTTTACGGCGGCAGTGTTAGCAGTTGCAACTTCTCTACGCCATTGTGCATTCGACTGGTCAATCACCAATCTATTCTGCGCATTGAATTGATCACGTTGATTTCTAATTTCAGCATTAAAACGTTCAATAGTATTTCTTTGACCCGCATTAAACTGAGACTGTGCATTTGTCTGTGTAGCATTAAATTGAGAAGTCTGCGCAGACAAGCTTGCAAAAAACTGATCTACTTGGTTTTGAGAAGAGGCATTAAATTGTTTTGCAGCATTACGTGCAGCCTGATCTGTAAACAAAGCTTGTACTCTTTGTTGCGCCTTGAACAAATCCGTCTGTTGACGATTGCTCAAATTTTGCATATCCATAGCCAAGAAATTTTGAGCATTTTGTACAGCAGCTTGCTGACGAGTGCTTAGATTTTGCATATCCAGATTAGCAAGTGCTCCTGCTTCCGCCAGTACCAATGCTTGAGAATTATTCAGATTCTGCAGATTCATTGTATTGGCAATTCGGCTGTTCTCAAGTGCAACCTGTTGCTCTGCCGTAAAGTTCATGTTAGCAACGTCACTAATCTTAGAAGCGTTGATAACACGAGCTTGGAAAGCCTGATCAAACTCTTGGCCAATGAAAGCAGCACGTTGCTGTGCAGCAAGCATAGCACGTTGTTGTCTGTTTGACAAGTTTTGAGCTTCAAACTGAGCAATAGTCTGAGCATCTGCTGCAGCAATAGGCAGGGCAGACTCCATAGCAGCCTGTACAACGGCTTGACCAGCAAGACTAGATGCACCAAGCCCTCTTGCAGCCATTGTGGCTGTAGCTGCCCGCATAGCCCCTGCAGCCCATTCAGGTGTAGCACCACCCTCAAACTGAGTCATAAGACCTTCTAGCTGGCCTTGAACAGTAGCCTGCTTTGAGGGTGTTGCTTCAGCAGCTTGGATCTGTTCTGTAAAAGTAGCAGCAGTTTGTGCGTTAGCTACGCCAGATACAAGTTCACCATCTTGAATTTGTCTTTGTATAGGGTTATCCATTAGGATAGCATTACCCTGAGCGGCATTCAAATTACCTACACTGCTTGCAGTTTGTTCTGCAGCAAGAATATTAGCACGAGGATCAACAGTACCTTGAGCAGCCTCTACAGTGCGCATTGCCATGTCTGCAGCCGTGCCAGTTTCAGCCGCAGTATACTGAGCAGCAGAAGTAGTTTTCGGCATAGTTGCAGTGGCTGTAGTAGCCATTGCTGTAGGAATAGCAATATTGCCAGTTACTTGACCAGACGTTGGAGATATAAACTGTCCAGCTTCATAGGTAGTACCAACAGGAACTACAGTTGCCCCAGTAGGCAAACCGGGTGTTTTAGCCCTAGTAGCCATTACTTCTACTATATTTTGATCTTCTGAAAAATCTTGTTGGGGAATATACTGTTGACCAAGCGGAGTTGGAGAAACATATGTACCTTCTTGAGCTTTAAGCAATCCACCTTTTGCCATCTTACGTGCAGCATCCGTATAGTAATTCATCTTTTTATTAGCTTCAGGATTTTGCTGCAAGAAAGAATTAAAGTTATTCATATCACCCTGATAGCCCATAGTATTTGCAATACGTTGCATTGCTTCAGGTTTAAAGCCAGTAAACTCTCTCATGATTGGTGCATTTACCATTCTATTTTGAACAGCCACAACGCCACCATTTGCCTGTTCTACAAACGTACCGTCAGTATTTGGCGTTGTGTCCATTGTATACTCCATGTGTCTTTATGTAGTGTATTATTCAGTATCAGACTCTTGTAGCGAAGCATTCAGCATCTGCATGAAAGCATCACGGCCAACAGTAAGTTGATCAAGATTAAACTGAGCAGAACGAATCTTGCGATCAAGGTCAGCAATGTGATTGATCATTGCTTTCTGTTGGTCATTCAGTTGGTCTTCAGTGTAGTCTTTATCATTGATCGTAATGACTTGTGTTTGTTTCTCGGTCATTATAATCTCCTTTCTTTTTATATGTTATGTCAAGCCCAAGGCAGGCCACTCTCAGTCTTCGGAGCCTTCTGATCAGCAATCTGCGCTGCAAGATTTGCTTCCATTTCGTCCTTGTCCACACCGCCCCATACCCAAGCCAATACGTCAGCTTCGGTCAGGTCAGCATAGGGGACGAACCCTGCGGCAGTCGGATCAGGCGTAAAGCCTGCGGTGCCGTATGCGGATGCGGTGTATTCGCCATCTTCTGCCGATACACGCCAGTGTGCCACGATGACACCGCCGTCAGCGACGTTGTGTTCAAGGTTGGCGATAGTCCAGTTGTAGCTGATAGCCATTGGTGTCTCCTTTAGGCTTCAAGTGCGGCCACACGGGCCTCAAGTACTTCGATGCGGGTCAGGGCTTCCTGTAGTGCGGCAGTGAGCAGCGGCACCAGCGTTGAGTGGTCCATCTGCTGATACTTCGGGTTGCCATCCTGATCGACAGCATCCTTTTCGCCGGTCACAGCATAGGGTGCGACCTCTTGCGTTTCGTGGGCCACGAACATCGGACGCTCTGTCGTGGCGTCCTTCATCGTCCCCATATATGGCTTGAGGCTTAGAACGGTGCTAGACGCATCCTCAATCGGCCCTGCAATGTTTTTTGCTCTGTAATCCGATGTGGTATTGTAGGCTACAAGACCGCCAGCACGGTTGTAACTAATACTACCACGTTGCGTATAAGACGCTTCGGTGCCAAAGGAAACAAAGCTATTATTATTGCTTGTGGCCGTATTGTGGGCGAGTAGAGGAAACCAGTCATAAGACTGTGCCTGCCCATAAACAGCGTGTTGTGTTGCGGCGGCATACGCTTGAAGTCTAGCACCAACACCAGTCGTCGTCCCCACAAGCAAATTGCCCGACGAGTCAATGCGCATGCGTTCTGTGCTGTTAGTACTGAAAGCTATGTTTGAAGGGCTTAAAAGGTTCAAAAACCCAGTGCTTTTTACACCGTTGACACTGGGTCTACTAGTGCCGCCACCCCATGCGATAGCTTGGGTATCATCAAGATTTAAAACACCGCCCGCCACTGCAAGTTTTGCGTTTGCCCCACTCGCTGACATGTCGGTAACGCCAATCCCGACGTTCCCGCTGCTGTCGATGCGCATAAATTCCGTCGAGGCGTGATTGAAAGTAAAGCCGCCATTGGATGAGCCAGTGCTTTTGAAGGTCACCAAGTTATTGGTAGGTGAAACGCTAGTTTCCAGCCAGTGAAGATCTGCGCCATCAACGCCCGTCTGCCGAGAAAGAATAACGTCGCCGCTGCCAGAAGCATTTAGCTCTAACGCATAGTTAGGGTTTACTGTCCCAATCCCAACCCGATTATTCGCCGCATCCACAAACAGCGTGTTGGTGTCCACAGTCAGGTTGCCAGAGATGGTGGCAGTGTCTGCACCAATGTCGCCAGTGACATCTACGCCTGTGGCGGTGGTGGCGAATTTGGCTGCGTTGTCGTAATAAAGGGTTACGGCTCCGTTTGCCAAAGCAACAATGCTATCTTCACTAGTTGTAGCCTGTATGACAATACCATTGCCATTGCTTCTTAGATAAAGATTTCCTGCGCCTTCATCTGTGACATAACTGTGCGACCCGTCATGATAAATCTGTAGGTCAGACCCTGCGCCGAAGATGGCCTTGTCGTTGTCGCCGAAGGTCATATCCCCAGTGGTCACAAAGCTGGTGCCAGTGATAGTCGTGCCAGTAACAGCCGCAGGGGTGCTGCCGCCTATCACAGTGCCGTCGATGGTGCCGCCGTTGATGTCAGCAGTGTCAGCAACAAGGCTGTCTATGTTGGCAGTGCCATCAATATACAAGTCTTTCCACTCGGAGCCAGAAGCACCCAAGTCATAGGTGTTGTCCGCAGAAGGAATAATGTTAGAGGCCACATCGGCGGTAATTGTCACAGTGTCCGTGGCGGCATTGCCGAGTGTGGTGTTGCCGTTGACTGTCAAATTTCCTGAAATAGTTGCAGCATCTGCAGCAAGAACATCAATGTTTGCTGTACCATCAATGTACAAATTACGCCACTCAGAACCTACAGCACCCAAGTCATAGGTGTTGTCAGCAGAGGGGATAATGTTAGATGAAACATCAGCAGTGATTGTCACAGTGTCCGTTGCGGCATCGCCCAGCGTGACATTGCCTGTAGCCGTCAGAGTGGTGAAAGTGCCAGCGCCAGCAGATGCGCCGCCAATGGTCACACCATCAATTGACCCACCATTGATGTCAGTCGTAGTCAATACAGACGAAGCAAGAGTAACAACACCAGTACTGTCTGCAATA